TTCAAATCCCCTTATCTCCAGGATACTAACTCATTATATAACAAAGAATTAGCTTTTGTTTTGAGATTGCAATTTACAGGAATTTGACGGGCTTTGTAGCATCGTGCACTTATCGTGCATGAACCTTTTCACTACTTTGCGTTCTACGCAAAGGAAGGGAGACGATGCTATGCCAAGAACCCCCAAGCCCGTTGTAATCGCCAAGCGTAACGATTCCGATACTTACCAGTTTACGCTCAATCCAAATTGCGGCCTACCTGATCGCGTATGCGATGAATGGCGCCGGAAGAGCTTCCAGGACTTGCCCCCTGAGCTGGCCGAATACCGCAACCCCAAAGATGAGCAGGAAGCGGAAGCCAGCGCCATTGCCCTAGTCGTGTACCTCAGAAACAAAAAAGAGGAAGAGGGGACCGCCCGGAGGGTACATACAGAAGACATTACAGTAGGCGCATGGATTGAGAAATTTACCGCATTGGAAACAAGCCCCAGGACCGGCTTTAACGCTTCCAGAAACAGGCCGTATTCCCTGAACACAATCGAATTGTACCGGGGTTATTATAAATGCCACATTAAAGACGATCCGATCTGCCTATTAAAAATGTCGGAGATTGAGGAAGAAGACGTACTGGAATATGTTACAAGGCTGTCAATAAAGAAATATAAGGGCGGCGATGAATTAGCGGGGAGCCGCACGTTCACAGGCGTTATAGCCTTAATGCGTTTGGCGTTTGACCAGTACAAGAAAAAGGTAAAAAAATGGTTTGATCCCTTTGAAGGTTTGGACGCCCCGAAGTACAATAAAAAACCTTTTGACGCGCTGCCGGAAGAGGAAATGCTGAAGCTCTTTAAGCCGGGCGTTTTATTGGACGCTATGGATTTGGCGGTTTGCGCGACCATGTTTTTATCGGGCCTGCGAAGGGGGGAGATTTACGCCCTGCGGCCTGAAGATTTGGACTGGAACACGCCAAGGATTATAGTAAGGCACGCATGGCAGAGGCTGACCAGAACAGGGAAAAAGCTCAGTACCACAAAAGGGAAGAAGGAAAGAATCGCGCCATTTGATCCCGTCCTACAGCAAGCCATAAAAAAACTATGGGAAGAAAACGGAAAGCATGAATTTGTCTTCTGCCATAAGGATGGAAAACTGATCGGCATAAGCTGGTGGCGGCGGCATTTCTTAAAATGGCTGAACCGCGCCGGAATTGAATTGGACGGCCGCAAAATTGTCCCCCACAGTTCCCGTCATTCCCTGGCCACGCTATTGGAAGACAGGGGCGAATCCCTCCGGCATATTCAAGAATTATTGGGGCATTCGGACTTGAAAACGACAAAGATTTATCTTCATAGCACGGAGAAAACAATCCGGGCTGTCGGAATGAAGATAAGGGATGCGATGGAAAACGGGCAATCAGAGCAAAAAGATGATGAACATAATATCGTAACTTTCAAGGTTTCATAATGCGATGATGGACATAATTTTACCGTTACAAATGAAAAACCCGGACGGCCCCGTATAGGAAGGGATATCCGGGCTATGGATTCTGCTGGTATCTTCCAGCGATTTTTTCTCCGCAGGTATCTTTGTCAAAGAAGCAGATAGTAACTGGCCGCAACGCTACTCGTATAAGGCTGTATGGATACCAACGTACTCCCAATCATTAAACCGCTATGTGGGCGAATGGCTATAAAATTATCACTAGTCAGTACCGCCGTTTCAAAACCGGACAGATCCGCCGTAACCGGCGATACCATGACCAGAACCGTTGGCTGGGTAACAACGCCCTGCTGGACGCTGTATTCAGTCAATGCCGCTATGGGGTTCAATACCCCCGCGTTTTCGGGGTTTACCCCGGGCGGATAGGCGATAGTGCCGGCAAACACAATACCGGCGCCAAGCGCCATCACAAGCAACAGAAAAATCAGCTTTTTCATGTTACCTCCCTACAAAAGATTTTATTAAAGAAGCGGCCGCGCCGCCTTTAATCCACAGAACAAGCCTAATTATTGCATAAGCCAATATAGCCAACAGGATGCCTCCCATTATGAAAATAGCGGTCAACATTTTACTGTTCGTTTCCGTCAGCTTGAGAATTTTCTTGTCTTTCTCCGTGTTGTCCTTCGATAATGCCCTGAATGATGTTTCTAAGGACTGAGATATAGCTTCGTAACTTTGCGATTTCTCCCGCGCTGTCGTTTCCCAATTTGTCGAGTTCCGCGAGGCCGCTTCCAATTGCCTCTGTTGTATGTCGATAGTAGTCTGCATAGAATTTACTCTCATCTGTAAGCTGTTTATAATCTGATTGGAGGCGTTCGTATTCGCTTCTAAGCTGTTGATACTCAGATCGCAATCGTTCAATATCCCCGGTATCAACAACAACCGGGGATCCGGTTTTACATCCTGAGAAAAGAGCTGCGAGGGTAAAACCAATAATAACGGAAACAACAAAAACCGTAATAAACAATTTTTTTTCATTCATATACCCTTTCTATCCTCTCTTAAAAAACCGCAAGCCATAACCTTTATAATGGTCCGCCCAATCCTTCGGGCTATAAAGAACGCCAAAACCATCAGGTTCATTCTTGAGGGTGTTTTTATAGGGGTCTGCCACAATGAAGTACCGGGCATCCGCCCTGTCCTCATAACCGACTACCGTCACATAATGCCCCTTGATATTTCTTTCAGGAAATCGCATTGAGACCATAACCGGCAATCCTTTATCTATTTCGGCAACGATCTGTTCTGCGGTAAATTGATGGTATGCCGCGGCCTGGTATCCGACCGCCTTATTGATTGTTTCGCACAATACATCAGCCCACTCAAGGATATTTCCTACTTGACCGGGAACGCCGCCGCCAGGCCCATGCGACCGGCAGGCAAGCGTATATATATCCGTAAAGAAGGGACTTTTTTTGTCGTTTGCCATCCAGTCCAGATTATCTTCTGGCTGTTTATACGGACCTGGTATTTTGCCAACTTCACCGGTGATGTCAAGGCATTGCGCCCCGGCCGTACGCTGGCAAGCAGAAAACGGATCGCGTTCATTGTTTGTTTGGATATAAAAATCATCCCTGTTTGGCAGTAAGTTTTTCATTTTTTGCTCCTTCTGTCTTTTTATAGAAATCGCTTCCCGTCAATTCAAATAAAACTTCATCAAGATACTGTTTTGTATCATCTGCCAATTTTAGTTCATGCTCTACATTTGACTGCATTTTTTCCAGCATATTTTGTAACAGCTTGATATTTTCCCTACTTTCAGCAAGTTTGCAAATCATTTCTTCTTTGTTAGTTTCCGGCATTATAATTTCCCTCTGAGCTTCTTAATGCGGGCCTGATTTTTCTCAATACAGTCATCGCAACATATTTTCCGGGCAGCGACAGTTTTGAATTCTGTTTTTGCTTTTTCGTACATTTCGCATTTCTTTTCCATTCCGGAAATTAAAATCTCTACTGTATTGTCGAAAAACTGAATTAGAACATTGCGTATATCGCCTTTAATTTTGGAGAAATCGGCGTATGTGTCGCTGCATTTTACCTGATTGGCTTTAGCCTGTAATTGGTCGTAACGCTTTTCAACGTCTTTCAAAATTGTTGTTACATACCGTTCTTTTCCAGCGGTTGATAATTTTTCCCATAAGGAATTACGGCGTATGCGTTTATATAATTCGCTTTTAACAATGCTTGAAAACTTTTCAAATGTGAAGTAACAGTGTGTTCCTTGTATTAAAGGTTCGCCAAGATGATCCTCAATTTCCTCTACAAGATCGTACAAGTCTGCTGTTACCTCATGGTCTACATCATCGGAAAACTTTTTCAGGCTTTCCTTTAAGAGCATATCCTTGTCTTTCTTCGCCAATAGGCGCTGGACACCACCGATATTTATTTCTTTGTCGCCTAATTTGAGTGAAAAACCACAAATAAGAACAATAGCAGCAAAGGCCAAGAGAGAGGCGACAATTATTAACAAGTGTACAATGGACAATTTATCGACATCTACATTTACGTTTGCAACAAGCGGATACAAATACAATTTTTAATCCTCCCAATTTTACCAATAAAAAAACCCTCCAAGTCCATACCAGGATTTCTCCGGGTATCGACGTAGAGGGCTTCCGTTGTTCGGTCGGCCGAATTTTATATTTTCAATACCAAGTATAACTACCTATTCTTGTAAAGTCAAGCGTTTTATGAAAAAGTATAATACTTTGCGATCTTCTTAATCGTTGCCGTAAAAGGCAATTTATCCTTATACTGCTCAAGCTGTTGCATAAGGACGGAAGAGCCGGAGAAAAAAACAAAATGCGCCGCCTCATTTTCCGGGTAGGCAAACTGTACCGTAAGGCAGTCAGGGTTTTTCGCTTCGCTAAACTTTGTCTTTTTTACCCTGTAACGCAGGACTATGATTTCTTTGTCCAGGATTTCATTAAGAGCCACTTTTTTCCCGTCCATAACCAGGGTGATTGTGGGATCGGCAAAATCGGAAAATTTATTCATTCAAGCTACCCACCTTTTTCATCAAATCCTTAAATTGCAATGTTATCTGTAGATTATGAGTGTTGGCGTGTTTCAGCCAGCCCCATGTGGAAGCGACAGAGGATCGGAATTGTTCCCCGGTGATTTTTTTATGTTCATACAGATACGGCAGCGACGCAAGCCGCTTCCTGACCCTTTTTACCGTCCGTTTCCGCAATAGTTTGTAATTGTCAAAATGCCGGTAGCCCAGGAAGTCAACGCCGCGCGTAATGGGAAAAATATCGCATTTGCTGAATTTTAATTTTAATTTTGCGTCTATAAAATCAATTAGTTGTTTCCGGCATTCGTTCAAAACTTTCTTATTATCATTAAACAGGCAAAAGTCGTCACAATACCTGATATAGTCCAGCCGACCGTATTTTTTCTGTAGGACGTGCTTGACAAGCTGGTCCACTTCATTCAGGTATAGGTTGCCGAACCATTGGCTTGTGTAATTCCCGATGGGGACGTTCTTGCCCCCCGGAAAACTACGGACTATATTCTCGATAAGCCAAAGGGTGTCAGGGCATTTTATTTTTTTCTTTATTATTTCCATTAAAATATCCTGATCGACAGAAGGGTAAAACTTCGATATGTCACATTTTAAGACGTACTTGTTACGCCTTACAAAATCCATAGTCCTCAAACTTCCGGAATGTATTCCTTTATTTTCCCGGCAGGCGTAAGAATCATGAATGAACATATTATCCCATATAGGCGTTATAAGGTTCATAAGAGCATGCTGTACGATCCTGTCAGGGTAGAAGGGGAGAATATAGATGGTCCGCTTTTTGGGTTCGTAGACTGTTTTCTTCCAGTATCTTGAAGTAGTGAAAGTTTTATTGACAAGCAACAGGCGGATATTCTCAAGGCGTTCCTCAAGGTTTTCCTTTGTCTTTTGGACATTCAAATGGGTACTTTTATGAAGGGCTGCCTTTTGATAGGCCAAGCGAATATTTTCTATGTCGGTAATCATGGGCCACAAACCACCATGCCGCCGCATATAGGAGTCCTTAAAATCGGGCTGCATTGGTTTCTCCGCAAAGGATACTAACAACACAGCCCCTCTGTTTGGTATCTTGCCGGTTGATTAAACAACTCGACAGAGCAAAATGTCCAGCCGTAGAGTAGGCAAACGCACCGCCCTATGTCTCTGCCCCTGACCGCCGATATTCGAATTCGCGTTCGACCGCGCATTATTCGCATTACGCGCCCGCGAGCCGCAACTCGTAGAATTGTTCCAATTGCCACCTGCCAGCAGATAGGGAATATGACATTCCGCTCATCCCGGTCTAAACCAGGATAATCCATTATAGTTCTACCATGCCGGGGTGTCAATGTAATTACGGCCTATTCCGCCGCGTCCTGCCCCAGCAGGGGGGCAAGGCTGTCCCGTATAACGGCAGCCTGGGCTTCTATATCTACCAAATCCCGATATCCCTTTCCGCTTGCCATGCCATTCGCCCGCGCGTAAGCTATGCTCATGTCCCTTATAAACCGCCCAGCCATCGCCTTGCGGTCCAGTTCTGCCAGCTCCGATTTGTAGCCGTCGATTTTCGCCTGTGCTTCCTCCGCGGCTTCTTCCTCCGCGGTTTTACCGATAACGAATTTTCCATCGATTAGCCTGAGATAGCAGCCGTTTGAATTGTAATTTTCATCGGTTGTTTTCTCATCGGCTTTCTTAAAACCGGCAGCCTTCATTTCTTCTTCCGAATAAAAAGCGCGAGGCTTGTTACCGTATTTTACTAAATAAACCATGTTTTCCCCCTTGATAGGTTAATTTTTTGAAGGGAGCTTTGCCGTTGACGGATTGATAATCGAAATTGGGCTTAAAAATTTCCTTCGTTCTACGTTTAACGAATTTCTAAGCCCGAATAACGTATTATTATCATTCTCGTTCAACGGTGTCAACCCCCCTTCGTCCTACTTTGAAAATTTTGCCCGAATTACGATGTACAGTTTTGCCCGAATAACGTAATTCCCGAATAACATTTTAGCGTTTTGTACGGCTCCGCCCCCGACCGCCGATACCCGAAGCCGCGCACGACCGCGCACTATGCGCATAACGCGCCCGCGAGCCGCAACACGCAGAATCGCTCCAAACGCCACCCGCCAGCAGAACACAAGCCACACCCCAAAACGAACCCTTGCCGCCCGATTGCAGATAAGGTCCATAAGATGATCGCGTTGGACTAATCCAGCCCTGCGTTCCGCCAGCGTCTGTCTGTCCGTAAAATGTTCCGTCCGCGCCAGCCGCCGCCGTAGTCCGTAAGAACTGCCAAAGGCTTCCGCACATTTCCTCAGCGCCGTAAATGCTAATCATTCGGCGGCCTGCCGTGTCTGAACGCCCGCCAGCTCCGCCAGAAGTCGCTCCGGCTTCATTTGATCCGGCAACCGCTGTCTGTTCATTGCTTCCCATAGCAGCGGAAGCGAATTCTTCGTCGGTAAGCAGTTGTTTTTTAACGCAAATTAAATCTTCGACAAAATCAACATATTGCCGGCTTCTGGTAATCGCGCCCTGGTATGCAGATTTTGAATTGATCCCGCTGTTGGACATTAAATAAATGTCCACCCAATGAAGCATTTTGGGGTCATAGAACATTCCTTCCGGCTCGCTGTCAGGCCGGAAATTAAGGCTCCAAACCGTATACGGCAAAATATCACTGGCGACAAATCCGTTAAGAGGATGCTGTTTTGTAACGCCGCCCTCAACGTATGTCATACCGCTTCCAGCATTGGCGCATAACGTGTGCAAGCCGCCAAGAACCTTGACATCTGCCGGATTAAGCCCGGCAGGGGCAGATTTTGTCAGACTGGCTTTCACATCAAGATAGTTTCCACCGGGTATAAGGTGTATGTAGTAATCCTTGCCGTTCGCAATGTTTCCGGTGTCAAGAATGCCAGGAATATTCAGCTCTACATCTTCGCGCGGGAAAAAAGTTTTTGTTCCCAATTCGATTCTGGTTCCGGCTCTGATTGTCAGCTTCCTTTTATCGCTGGCAAAGAGTATCGGATCATTTGCAAAATCAGATGCGTTGCCGATAACGATAATTTCAGGACCGTTATTGATCCATTCAAAAACAGGCGGATCGGTATCCGGCGTATTTACCAGTATCCAGATGTTTTCGTCAAAAAGGTTCTTAACCCTTGTGCCGTTCCAGATTTTCAATTGGTCGGCTCCGCCAATTTGGGAAAGGGCGTAATCGGTCAACGCCTGCTGCGTGGGATTGTCAGAACCAAAATTGTAGGCGTCCAAAAAACCGCCAGGACTTAAACCGATAATGGTATTGATTTCCCTTTTCAGATAAGACGTGCGTTTTGCAAGCTCTCTCAGCGGAACATTGTCCACACCATTGGCGCCGCCCTGCACCCAGCTTCCCAGCACGAACCCGTGAACTTTCTCTGGCCAGTCAGGCTGATCGTCAAGTTCAAAAAAATTGTCCTCAAATGTTTCTACCGCTTTTTCTACTGCCATAATTTCCCCCCGTTAAAATATGATTATCCATTGCCCGATAATGGATATATCGCTCTCTTTGTTAATCGGCCTGTTGATCGGATTGCCGTTTTCATCTTCACGGATACGCCGCGAAAAAAGCGTACCGTCCGCCGACATCAGGCCAAACTCAATAATCGCCATGCCGTTTGCTTCGCCGGTTCCCAGGCTCCAGTCAAATTGCACCTGCCCCATCGCCGGGAATGAATAGCCGTCCAGGTCTTTGACAAAAGCGCCGGAGATCGCTTCATTGGTAACAACCGGGAGCGTACCGTTCACGCCTACGGCAATCTTTGTTATATGGCGGTTATTAAAATCCCCGGCGATAAGACGCGCCATCTGGTTCCTCGCTCCGTTGAGGATAAGGTTCTGTCCTTTCACTTCCTCGATGAGCACGCCGTTTTTGAATACCTGGTAATTCAGTATCCCCCTCATTGGCTTTTGCTCGCCAATATGATCGACAAACTTCATACAGTTTGACATTTCCCTTTTCTCTTCCATAAACTCTCCTCCCTAATAATTTATTGCGTTCATTCCAACGGAATGAGTACCATACTGTCACGCAGCAGTTTCCCGTCATCGCGGGTAAACCCGGTATTCCGAAAATGATGTTTTACCATCCATATTTTGAATGTTTCATTTGTTGAAACATTATCTGTAAAATTATTAACCGCCAGGCCAAGCCGCTGCCTTTCGCCAATGCCGTTTGTGCCGCGGTATGTAACCCCGTCCCTGCGGATCGTATTATTACGCCTTTTGTGCAACGTATCGGAAAATTCAAATCCAACGGCGACACCGCATTGTTCCTCTGTTTTTATTTTTTCCGCGACCGCCATGCTGAGGCCGATAGTATTAAACATTTCCCCGGCAGACTTATCGCTGTATCCGTCCCGGACAATACCGCTGTCGCGCCGTAAAGACGTATTCCTCAAAGCCTGGGCAAGCTGTTTTTCTTTATACTTTCCATAATCAAAAGTAATAAAGAACCGTTCCCTCTCCCATGTGTTACGCAGAAACGGCGGCGATATAATGTCTCTTGACGGCACTCTGTGAAAATTTTCCCCTCTGATAAGGTTTTCATCCCGCGCGTACTTTCCGCTGCGGTCAATAAAAAACCCCTCTATTTCCGTATTTACAAAAGTACCGTCGCGCCTGAAACGCCCGTTCCGGCGCAATCTTCCCGAATCTGAAAAGTTATCCGTGACAGTTTGCGTTCGCAATTCCGTTTTATTTTGTTCGTCCGTTAAAACATTATCAACCAAATAAACTAATTGTAAAAATCTTTCAAAAAAACTCCGGGTATTCTTTACGGAATTAATAGCGCGGATCAAATTGTTTCTTGCTTCGGAATCGGGCATTTCTTCCTCTGTCGCTATATTAAACCTGTACGGCAGACCGCCGTACTCGAACCATTCCTGGACAATCGCTTTGGAGAAAATAGTGGAAACAACTTCTTCGACAACGGACGGCGTTCCTTTGCGCGTATGCCAGTCCAAAGATTTAAGGATTATTTCCTGTTTTTTTTCTATAGAAAAATCGGTACTGTAAAAATCGCAATGAAACTGCCAGGCCAGCAAATCAAGCAACAAATTATCCGTTATTTGTTTGCGTACAAGGTTCGGTATTATCTCGATCCCCGGTATGTCGGCGATTAAGCGGCGCAATTCGGAATCAAACGCCTCGCATAGCATACGGACGTTCTTGTCTTTTGCCAGATTGGGGGGGAGTAATTTAATAATAGTGATGTCCGAAAAATCCACTATTCGTCCTCCAGTCCTTCAAAAGTAACTTGTATGTCGCCTACAATGCCCACTTGCCAAGGCTCCAATTTTGTGGGTATCGGTTCCTCGATGACTGCCCATTTTACGCCGCATTCCATGATTAACTGATGAAGATAAGAAGGGTTAATATCCCTGCCCAGGGTACTCTTTTGCCATGCGATAAACTGCTGGACCGCTAAATCAACATTGTCAATAATTGATTGCGCCATTGTGGAGTCGCCCGTGCGAATCCAGTATTTTGCCTTTATGTTATATGTAACAGGCTCAGGGTCTTTTATATGGACAAAATCGGTAAGCGGGCGGATCCGCCTGTCCGACAAGGTTTCAAGAACCTGATCCTTTACTTCGCCGGAGGGCATTTCCCCGTCCTTCATCAGTACCGCTATATTTACGTTTCCCGGACCCGTTCCCGATTCCCTAAAATAATTAAATAACGCTTCGTAAAAAGCTTTTGCGTTTGTGATTCCCCATCCTGAAAGAAATTGGGCAAAATCCGCCAAATCCAGATCGGGCATCCATACTTTTGTGTCCGTAATGCCGGGGTTCGCTGTACGCGCCCAAAACTCATACGCTCCGTCAGGCCCGGCGACACTGAAAGATTCGGGGAGTAACTGGAGCCTTGCCCGATATGCCTCGATGTCCTCTTTGTCCTCGCCGCCGCTTGTGGGCGTTATATTTTCTACTGATGAAAGAAACGGCATCGTATCTACCATGTTGTTTATGTCTCCGGCGTTAAACCCCATGCCTACCGTGCCGGCAGTCATACATTCGGCTTCCACTTCGCCGTATAATTCCCCCGCGGGAATCTCAATGGCGTTTTTAGTCGCAAAGAATACCTGGTTGTCAGGCGTTGAGCGGTATCCTTTCGGAATTATTTTTCTTGTCGGCATGGGGACGGACAGGGTATACCGCAATGTCGTAAGCGCGTATGAAGCCTGTAAGCGCTTCCCCCTGTCGCCGTAAAGAGAACCGATAAACTCTATCGTGTCCTCATCGGCAAAGAATAACAGGTTGCCTCTTCCGGCCTTGTCAATGTCCGTGGCTATTTGGGCCAATGCCGCCGTTTCTGTTAATTGTATTAACCTCTCCGGCGCCGCCGCCGCCAGCCTAAACCCCAAGTTTCCGGCCGCCCTCTGCGCTTCTTCAAATACCCTTTGCAAACGCTCCTGTATTCTCCTAGCGTCGGTTTCTGAAAAGTGTAAATCGTTAAACGCCATTTGGCTTTACCTCCAATCTGACAACTGGCCGAACCTGCCCCTCTATAACATTGGCGTCCCAAATAATTTGTTTAAGGATCGCCCTCGGTTCGTATTTTTTTAACTGTAAAAATATCTCCTGTTCCGCCTTCGCCCGTGTTTTGTTAATGGGGCTGTCTAAAAACTCAAAACTAATTCCAAAATCCCTGTCCATCGGCACCGTTCCGCGCCGGGTAGTAAGCAACGTGCGGACGTTTTGCATAACTTCCGGAACGCCGGTTAAACCAAACGTAATACCAACGGGCAAGCTGTCAATAGTTTCCATTAGTTATACTCCTTTGCCGTTATGCCCACTTCCATCCACATTACGTTTCCGTCACGGGGGCCGAATACCGAAGAGTCCCCGGAAATCTCGTCTATTCTCCAAAAGTTACCGCTTAAAGGAAAACCGCCCAGGATAAGAGGGTAGTATTCGCCGTTCCGTACCGCCGTCCGTAATTTTTCATATTCCTCCTGCGGCTTAACGCCCAGCATGGTTGTAAAAATTATTGACAATTCCAATTCGTCAAGTCCTGGTCCTAAAAACTGGGATAACGGGGAAGTGTTTAACGTCTCATGCTCCGCCCAGCGCCCGGAAGATTTCTCGGTCAATTCCTGGAACGTCTTAGCGATTTCGCCTGAGACTTCAAAAACTAAATCACCCCATGATCCTATAACCATTACGTCACCTTCCCTGCGCCTGTTACATTGCCGCCGCTGTTAGTGAATGTTCCCGGCAATACAGAAGCGTTTGCAACAAACTCTTTAATAATCCCATTGCTGTCTGCTTCAAAGTATTTAACCACTTCATCGTAAACATCGCCGCTCATAGGCATATCGGGATATGCCGCTTTCAATTCCGCTATCCGCATTGCCGCCATTGATGATTTGCTCAGCGCCATATTAACCCCCTACTTAAGCGCCTTCGCGCATGATTGTTTTGCCTTCTTAGCGGCCGCTTCTATATCGCCCCATACGGCTTTCAGATGCATATTGATAATGGGAGGAACAGGGGGAACAGGAGCCCCCTGGGGCAATGGGGCAGGGGGGATAAGAACAGGGTTTCTGGTAACAGCCTTTATTAAATCATCCAAAAAAACTTGTAGCACGTCTCCACCCAATAATGTTTCTGTGCCCTTTATTCCAATAGGTTTTTTAGAATGAATATCCGTATCAGCGGAAGTATGTTTTGAATTGCCTGTAACCTTTGTCTCTTGATTTCCTTCTATCGTTAAATCATCACCTTTTCCAATTTTAGTATTTCTGTTTTCCTTTATTTCTGTTTCAACATTGTTAAATTTCTCATTCTTTGTTTGATCAACTACCAGATCAAGCGTTCCCTTATCCGCGTCGAACCGTATAACATTTTTTCCGTCATCGCTGACTATTAAAATTATATTCGGGGCGCCGCCCTGCGGCATTTTGTTCCCCGTATATACTTTGCCATGAATATACCCCTCTTCCTTTCCGTTTGGCAGCCTTGATATTACTACCTGATCGCCTTCTTTCGGGGTCCAGAAAAAATTCCATCCCCCGGCCGCGGGGAAAATAACCTGCATAGGCCCGGATTCAGTACCGCCAAGATCGTCAAAACCGACACGCGCCGAAGCTGAATTTACGTCGCGCTCTGTCGCCTGTCCCTGATGAAGCGTATTATCCCCCATGCTAATACCCCAAAACCCTATGGCAATTTATTGTGGTTTCGTATTTGTTTCCCAGTTTATGCGTCGCCACGTCTACCGAATACTTGCCCGAATACTTGCCCCAATTTTTTATCTCTACATTGACGCCCCCTACCATCTTTACGTTGCCAGCCATCGTAAGCGTACACGTCCATTCATTTTTATTTTTTTCCCTGCACCTCGCCTTACAAATTCTATTAGCGTTATCTGTTACGTCCGTCCGCGGCTTGTTAAAATCGGCGGTTATATCATTGAAAGGCTTCATGCCCGTATCGAAAGTACCACCGGCGCTGCCGGAGCTGTTGTCAACGCCCTTTCTGAAGTTATCCCCCCTTAAATCGCCAGGGCGTTCATTCAATACCAGTTTCTGCCCTGTCGCCGGGGGATTAGGGGGGGTGAATTCCCCCTGGGCGACAATCCCTGATTTCGGGTCTTTATAATTTAATACAACTTTATTGACAATATCGTTTGTATCTTGAGCGAAAGAGTAACTGGTAATACGGCCGCCTACTTCCGACTTGTCAAAAGTGTCTATAGCCTCTTTTTCCTCATAGACGGATTCCTCGAATAAAACTATTGTCCCGTCCGTAAACTTTAAGGATATGCCGTATTTTGTGCATAATTCCAGCAGGAAAGCCATGTCGGTTTGCTGCTGTTGGTCCACACGGTCAAGCTGTATGTCCGAATCAACCTCGTACATCAGCTTGACACTGGCGCCGTCCGCTATTGACTGGGCTACTTTCTGGAGCGTTGTTTCTTCCCAAGTATTTGACTTTTCTTCCTGCTTTAAGCTGGAAGATATTGGTATAGATACCGCCTTAATGGTGAATATGTCAGGAGGGCCGGATAAATCGCAAGCGTCAATCTTGAATCTCCCCGTGTCCAGTTCATCGGTGTCGCCGTCCTCGTTCCAATTCTCCACATAGATTTTAGCGCGGAAGGTTAGCGCTTCGCCGCCCCCGGATTGTATGGTCGCCGTCTCAGAACCCTTAATGTCTTTTATTAACTGTAACTTGCCTGATAATCCCCGGTACTGCGGATGTTCCGCTACAAACTGCGGCCATGTTTCGGAGCTGGTAACGCGCTGTAATTCCTTACCCTGCGCGGTCGTTAAATCGCTCTGGTCGATAAGCCTCTGTAATTCTGCCGGATTTGTCCCCTGCTGTAACTTTTCAGCCATCTCATTGTAAATGCGGCTGTAATCCGTTTGGGCCGCCCCGGAGTCCGCGGCTTGCATGGGGTACCATGCGTCAATAAAATTTTCGTCACGGTCATGGACTGTTAATTCAATGGAATCGGATTCCCCTGAAGCCCTGTCGGTATAGGTAAATTCTTTTATGTGGTTTGAGACGGCCTCGGATATGTCAACGCCGTCAATTTGTACTTCCAGCCATGAACGTCTAGGCAGCATATTAACCTGCCTGCTTCCAAGGCGGAAGCCTTGATACTGAGTCGGATGGTATTTCCGGCCTCTCCGGAATTACTATTAAAGTCGGTTTTTCAAAACGCACGATATGGCGCAACGAAGGATTAGCTTTCAAAAGGGTGTTAATAAACCTTTCATCACCGTAAAATTTATAACTTATTTGATCCCATACCGTTCCCTGGGGAGCAAGGTATTTTCTAGGCTGCGCCATAAGATACCCTCCTGCTGTCCCTTGCCATTTTTTCAATAATTGATTTTAGTTTCGCCTCTATGTCATCGCTTATTTTTTGCCCTGCGTCGGATAACTGCCCTATTGTTTCAGCGCCCGGAGTACCGCCACTAAAATTATTTGTCATCTTGATTTCTATGCTGAACGAAGTGTCCCCTGATATTCTTTGGGCAGCGGCGGCCATGATAGGGGAGGGTTCCGGCTCTTTAATCGATGAAGTAGTAACGGATGAAGCGGCAATAGCCGGAGCCGCCGCCGATACCGCCGACATTGTGGCCGTTTGTTCGCTTGCCCTTTTTAAGTATCCGCCTAATTCCCCGGCCTGTTTCCAGATGTCAAAACCCTGCGACGTTTTATTTAACGGTACTATAGCCTCGGCGCCACGTTCGGCGACTTGCGCTATATGGGGCTGCCTGAATATGCCGCCTTCCGCATGGCCGGGAAGGAATGACTTGAATTTATCTACCGCGCCGCCGATAAAACCTCCGGCCTTGTCACCGACACCGCCAAAGAAGTTTTTTATTCCTTCCATCTTTTCTTTGAAGAAATTAACAAATGATTCAATTTTTTGTTTTATGCTGTCAAACAAACTAAAAAAGGCGTTTTTCAAATACTCTATTGTGGCGGTCGGCCCCTGCTTCATCGCCGCCCATAATCCTGTGAAAAAATCTTTTATGCTATTTATCGCGCCGCTTATAGTATCCTTAATTTTTATAAATACGTCTTTTACGCCGTCAGGCATCTTATCCCAAACCGCCCCAAGCACGTTTTTAATTTTCCCCCATGTATTGTCAACAAAATTACGAAATTTTTCGTTGTGGTCATACAGGGCTTTCAGCCCCCCGGCCCAAGGGTTTACCATGGCGATTGCGATAGTTTTCCAGTTTTTTTTCAGAAAGTTGCCTGCTTTTGACGCTCCGCTTTTAATTCCTTCCCACGCTTTACCTGCTATGTCTTTAATTCCACCCCATGCACTGCCGGCAGTGTCTTTTATTCCACCCCATACGCCACTAAAGAAATCACCGACACCGCCAAAGAAGTTTTTTATTCCTTCCCATGCGCTGCCAATAACATCTTTTATTCCATTCCATAATCCGCTAAAAAATTCTGTGATTTTACTCCAATTCTTAATAATAATTCCTAAAGGGGTAAAATTAAAAAATATATTTTTTATCCAATCAAATACTTTTATAAAGATACCTTTTACACCTTCCCATAAATCCACAAAAAAAGTTTTTATCTTATCCCAATTTTTAATTATTATCCCTACCGGGTGATACTTAAAGAACAAATCTTTCAGCCAGTCAAAAGCCTTTGTAAAAATGTTTTTAATGCCTTCCCATAGTTTGCCAAAAAAATCTTTAACTTTATCCCAATGCTTGATAAGCAGATAGACAATAGCGATTACAGCTCCTATAGCAAGAATGACCAGTGTAATGGGCGACGTGAGGAAAGCCATCGCGGCGCCAAATGCCGTTGTTGCCACGGCCCCGATGCCGGCTACCACATTCCAAACGCCTGTGGCTGCCGCCAATGCGCCTGTCGCTACCGCCTGGGCACCCATTCTTGCGACCGCGACTATCCCTCCTGCGTTCGCAATGGCCTGGGCGACGTTATAAGCGATAATTGCGGCTGTCAGAGTGCCTACTGCGATACCCACTAGGATCAACGTGTCCTTGTGTTCTTTCATCCATGCCGTAATTTTTTCCCAGTTTTTAACAACTAACACAACACCCGCTATGGCCGCCGCAATTCCAGCAATTATGCCGATAATCGGTAAGGCTGCCGCCGCCATCGGCGCGAACCCCCCTGTAACCAAACTGGTTAGTATCGGCCCTATAGCCCCCATCGCGATCTTGATGAATTTTCCCAATGACCATACCGTTTTAAGCCCGCTTATCAATGTTGGGGCTATCGCAAGCGCCGCCAAAATTTTTCCGATGTTTTTCCATCCGCCCGCAAATTCGGCGATACGGTTAGCGGTATTTTTAACCCATGTTCCGAATTCTTTTATCTTCGCGATTATCTCTGGCAGGCGTTTTACCAGATCGCCAAGCCATTTTCCAAACTTCGCGCCCAGTTCCTGTATTGCCGGCATTTGGTCTACTACCGCGTCTTTAAGATGATCAAACGCCTCGGTAAGCGGCCCGATTGCGCCGCCTATAAACTGGTTTTTCATGCCGGTGACTGATTTTGTCAGCCTGTCCCTTGAGCTGATAAACGATTCGGATTGCCGCGCCTGTTCCTCTGACAAAACAATTCCCAGGCTCTTTGCTTCCTTCATTAAGGCTTGCATTCCGGCGCTGCCCTGCTTCATGGCCGCCATCATCTTTGATCCTGCCGCCTTGCCGAATAATGTAACCGCTACCCTTGTGCGCTCCGCGTCATTAGGCAGCGACTTCATGTAATCGGACAGGCGCTCCATCGCCTGTTCCGGTTTCATCCCGGCAAGTTTTTGTGCGGAGAGTCCGACCTCTTGTAATTGTTTTGCCGCCGCAGCGTTCCCCGCCGCGCCCTGCCGTACCGTCAAATTAAATTTCTCAAGGGCGCTGTCGAATTCTTCCGCGCTTAATCCTGACTGTTGCATTGCGTAACTAAGCCCCTGGTACGCCTCTATACCGATACCCAAACGGTCGGATGTTTTGGCGACCTTATCCCCGGTTTCCGCAAAAGAATTGGCCATGGAGACAACCCCGGCCGTCGCCGCGGCAACGCCTCCGGCAACACCCAGGGCTAATTTCGTAGCGTTAGCGGTAAAACTTTTGAAGTCTTTATTCAGTTGTCCAGCGGCGCCCTTCAAATCCTCAAGCTGTTTTTTGATAGTTCGGATCGCCTGGGACGCTCCTTTGTCCTTCCCGGCTATTTCCAATGAGAGATCCCAAAATGATTTTCTTGAACCCGCCATAAATCACCGCTTCTTTTGCGATTCCCTTACAACCTTTTCAACTCTTGAGTTGATGTCTAAAAGCTCCGATAGCGGCATTTCCAATAAATCCGCCATCGAAGTTTTAGTTATGATTGAAAGGCCGACAACTATATCCTTGATGTAACCGCAAGGATCTTCGTAATCAAAAACTATGAAGTCATCGTATCTTTTTCCGGCTCCTTCTCTTCTGTCGTATTCTCCAGCAGAGCAGCCGGTTGGATAAAACCCACTTTTTCTTTCACATAGTTGTCGTAAAATTCCTGCGGGTCTTCTTTGGTAAGATACCTTTGAATGATCGAGCAAACCAGTTCAAAGTCTTCATACGGCATTTTTTCTATCGCCCTGAATGGGACGGTAGAAATCATGGACGCCAAGCGCGACGTGTACTCCGTGCTTAGCGGCCTCATTGCGGCGGTTAAATTGCCCGATGTTTCGCGCTCGCACTTGTTCAGCATCGCGCCGTTGATCTTTCCGAAGTCAAACGCTATTGCGGATATAGTCCTGCCTTCCCATTCAAAGGGGGCTGACAGCTCCACGCTTACTGTTTTTGTAAACATTAAATCCTCCTGTCGGATTAGCCGACCATGATGTTACGGCGCGTATCGGCCATTAAGTCCTTGCCGTTAACCGTATAAATGCCCTTGAACGGATCCCATTCGAGGATATCTTCCCCGTCCAGCCAGTGATGAGCGTAATATACCTGCATAACGACTGAGGCCTCACCGGCCGCGGCCTGTTCTACCGACCCCGGATTAGCCTGGCCTATCGCCCCTTTCAGCACCCAGCGGTCCGACACCCTCTCGTTCGCATGGGTGTCCTTGTTGGTAACAATAATTTCGTTACGCAAGTCCAAGGTTTTTGTCGCGCCCAGCTCCATGTACTTTGTTATGGAGCCATAAATCTTCGGGAAAGATATTGTGGCGGTCTGGGCGCCCATTACACCGGGGATTGGGATGTTTACCTCGGCTCCAAGGCCCGCGCCTTTGAACGTGTTGGATGTCAATTCAAAACCCGGAAGCTCTACCGTTACAGTACCGTCCAATGCGGCCTGGGATTCGCTGTCGTAAAGTTTGAATACGTTGTTTTGTGTCGCTATTCCTTCTCTCATTTTCGGACCTCCTTATTAAAATAAACCGTCAAGAAGGCTGGGATCGTACATGAAGTCAAATATCAAAGCCTTCGCAGCATTGGGCGGCGTGAGGTGTACTCTGAAGTACAACTGTCCGCTCATTATGCTCTGGTTGCTGTTATCGGCCCGCAGGAATTCCACAAAGCCGCCGATTATCGCGCCGCGCGATTGCAAGGTGTTCAGGTATTCGTTCCCCGTCAGGAGTACCGTGTCGATAAGCAGACGGGTAGTGGGTTTGTCCACATTCTGGCGCATGGTTTTGTTGACTACGTTCTGGACATAGCTGAACATACGGCGGACGCTGCGCTCAAAATCTTTTATGTCCGTATTGCCGGGGAACGCGGCGGTTTCTACGCCCCACGCCCTCCAACCGTCAAAGTTGATGAAAGAGCCGATCCCGTTTTCGTTCAGGTAGTTCGCCTGCCCTTCATCGAGCATGGGAATGACATTGCCGTCCTCGTCGCACATATGCGTCATCGCCAATGTTTTATTTGACGCCTGTTCATACGGCAAGCCGCCGTTTTTGTTGTCAACCTCGCCAAACATCCCGGCCATTCTGGTAGAGCCGTGAAAAACCCTGTCCCCGATTGCGACACACGGCCAGGTAAGGAAAGAAAAAGCGTCAACATAACTGTTGTCGTTTTTCCATTTCGGAAGGTTCTTGTAGCTCTTGTACTGCCCTGTGGTCGGAAGATCGGCAAGCGCAATACAGATAAACCCATACCCAAGGTTATGCGCTTTGGCGCACATCAGCGCATATATCTCCGGATCATGGCTCCACCCCGGAACGAGAATGAACCCGGTGATTTTTTTGAACGCCAGGAATACTTCGGTTATAAGCTCCATTCCCGTGCGGACGTTTGTTTCGGGATCAACGCCTCCGGCGATATCCTTTTTAGTAACCCCGGCGACGGAAGCCTGTTTGAAGGATACGCTTAATGTCGTAGTCCCTGCCGGAATGTCCCCGCCTTCCATGATGGTTATAAGAAGTTTATCCCCGTCATACTTCAGGGAATAATCCTTGTCGCGGACAAAATCCACACTCGTCCCGCGTACGGCGACCGTGCTGATCATCGCCATTTCGTCATTGATTGTGGCAACGCCGTTAATGACGGACAGGGACGGTACCGCCACATCCTGCGCGCCCATGCGCGGATCCCAAACATTGATCAAAACCAACGGGGATATGGCGTGGATGCGGAGTTGCGAATACAGAACCTCTGACAACGGGAATTTCTTCCAATTGTCGGAGTATCCCATATCGGAAACGCCTTCGCCATAACTGTAGATCAGGGACGGGTTGTTTACCGCCTCTGCCGGATTCTCCAGCCTGTGGACCGGAGCGACGCCGACCGCGACCGGCAACGCCGAGTCAACGGGGGCGGGTACTTGAAGCGGTGTCGGGCTTTCAAAAGTATAGACACCATGCATATAGGCCATAATTTCCTCCTATGAGTTACCGAATTTTTCTTCACTGCTTCCCACACCGGGGGCAGCGACGCCTTCAAAGGGCGTTTCAATGGCGGGGGGTGATCCCCTCCACTTTGTATCCATCATTGTCGTGTAATAGGGCGGGTTCTTGCTGCTCAGGAGCGTCCATTTAACAGGCGTGTCAAGAATATACCCGTTTTCAATTTTGTTTCCGCATAAATCCTGCATTACGCGCCAGAGCATAGCTTCGGGAATTCTCCAGCCCTGGTTATCGGGATCATTGCGGTAGCCGCCGAAATAAATCTGAATGTTTATCTCCGATCCGTTTTTAGCTTCTTGAAAATCGCTGACAAGGCCGTTAGTACAAATAATCTGGACAAGCGGATAATTTTTTGACAGTTCCCATTCCTTATCTGAGGTAAGGCTTACCGGCAGATACTGCGCGTGTACATACGGTTCGTGATAGTCCTCTTCGCCAAGCTCGCCTTTTTGCCAGAACGACACCAGCGCCTTTTCTATCCGGGATTTGAGCGCGTCCACAAGGCCGGAAGGGCTGCGGTTAATGATTACGGGAAGAGTTCCCCGATTTTCATTTTCATTGGCGTTAGCCGCTTTAACTTCGCTCATCCTAGCCATTTAACAGCCTCTCTAATTCATGCTGGACACGTTTGTCAAAAGTTTCCCCGGCCAGCTTCATCACCGCCTCGTTGACAGTTTCATTCGCCTTGAACATACCGGGCGTTGACGGCCCGAAGTGCTGCTCTATCGGTAAGTTTTTTTCGCCTTCCCTCTCGTATACTCCGACATGGCCGCTTTTCATTTTCGCGACAAACGCCCGCTTCATCGTTGCGCCGCCGCTTTTTTTTACTTTGGCGTGTACCGGGCCTTTCGCCGGGGGCATTACCTGGTTGGGGGTTACACCTTCAAATTTTGTCAGAGCAAACGGGCTTGACGATATGCTCATAACCGCGCCTATGTCCCCGGTGATATTCCGCGCGAAAATTGTCCCCCTTATCTCGGTAGCGGGCAGGGTATACTCGCTTGACAACTGCCTGACGCTTTCGGCTTTGGCGGTATCGGCGGCGCGTTTTGCCGCCCGGTTGATCGCTTTGTTGATCTCTTTTTCGCTTGCAAGCATTGAGCACTTTTTTATAAGCGCGGCGAATTTATTTCTGTCAAATTCAATTTGCAAACCAACCGGCATTTCCGCTCCTTAATCAAATACCCTGTTCCGCGTTATGCGGAGTTCGTATACTCCCATATTGGAAATAGGAAGTTTGACGTACCAATCTTTGCCCTTTATAGTTATCCGTTCGCCTGGCTGCGGAAAGTGGTTCATGTCTTTTTCTTTAATAAAAATCAATTGTTCGCCCTCCGCTTGCCCCAAGGCATAAGCTTCCATTTTTCCGTTCAAAATATCATCGTCAAGGATTATGGGGATCGGTTTGCCGTCAATAATCGCTTCCTCTGCGAATTCAGCCGCATTGAAAAAAGCATTATCAATATCGGCGGCAACCGTATCCTTAAAGCCCATTATTGATCCTGCGCGTCCTGATTTGTTTCCGGTTGTGCTTCCGTGATTAACTTCTGAATTTCTTCATCAGTTGTTTCATCGGTTATCTTATCGAGGATACCCAGGTCAACGGCTTTTTCAAGAAGTTTGTCCCTTTGGGATTTGGCGTTAGCCGCATCGTCCGCAGGTTTGGCAGAAGCCTTTTCGCTTTTCTTGTCTTTTTTGTCGCTTTCTTTTGTTTTGCGATCTTTGACAACAGTAGGCCCTTCGGCAGAGCCTACTTCCTCAAGCCAATGCTCCGCTATGCCTCTTTTGACATCCTCGGCGGACAATCCTTCGATAACCGCACCTTTCTGGTATTGATTGCCGTCTTTTCTGACGATGCATTTCGTTACATATACCTTTGCCATTTTTTCCTCCTTACCTTACGGTGGCAACAAGCCAAGAATTCAGATTGCCGGGTTTCGGCACCGCGCGGGACGTTACAACAATTTCTGTTGTTCCGGCCCTGTCGTCATACCATCTTTCTTTGATGAATTCGCCGCTAACGGATTTCTTCACGCCGCCTTCCTGATAGTCGATTGCGCCGTAGGCGAATTTGTTCCGCCTTGATTCCGGCGTGACGATAATCATCGAGTATGCGGGAATGTGCCGCTTCATTGTTTGGGTTACATCGTCAAAATACTTTGACCGCTGGACATAGATGTCAACAAACGGATCGCGCATGGTTCCCTGATAGGCAGCGTTTCCGTATTCGGCAGCTTTTTCGGGCGCGAACCTTCCTTTTTCTGTTCGCAGGTTATCAAGCTGCTTCATCCACTTTTCGTCATTTTCAAGGAAGTTCCAGGCCTCACGGCTCATGATGATCTCAACCGGGTCAAAGCTTAAATCCTCAAGGCTGCCGCACCATTCCCGCAAATCTTCCATTGGGTCTACGCCGACTTCGCCCCAACGGTCTCCGCCCAAAAGCTGGATTTTATTCGGCAGGGAATAATCGATCAGCCTATTCACGCCGTAGCCTTCGACTTCGACAACGCCGTTAAAAAGAAAATTCGCGGTGATGATTTCGCGCAACTCGGCTACTGCCTCGATGCACTCAATGTCATCCTCGGCTTCCAGATTTCCGGCCCTCTCCTGTATGGACTTAAACATTTCCGGAGGCATTGAACCTGTAGGCTCGCCGGGCTGCCTTTCTTCCAGATCGTCCATGCCAAGAATTTTTCTGTGCTGGTACTTCGGCGTTTCGATTTCGGCAGTTTTGAATTTGCCCCTTTCGGTTGGCGGCACTGTCAGGCCTTCGCCTACGAAATGCGCCTTCGGATTTCCCTTCGTCAGATAGTCCCATCTTACAAAACGGCTGGGGAGTAAATCCGGCGAACCCGTCATCATGTAGGTACTCCAAAACCTCGGTTTTGGAAGTATCGTTATTACAGGCGCAATCATCGTCCTCTGTGCGCCGTTCCTTGTGGTTGTGTCGTTAGCAATAGCCATCTATGACCTCCTTATTAACCCAACGGGAATGACGGTGTGGGCGGATAAGTCTTATTCGCCTCAATGTGGATTTGCCGTCCCCATGCTGACATGACAGCCGCTGGCGTGAGTTCGTCATCCAGGGCTTCCTCAATTTTGTTCTGGTTGAATTCGCCGGTTATTCCCAGCACGGCGTTTTCGGCTTCGTATTCTTCCGATGTGTCAACATCGTTCAACAGAATACCGATAATCCCCGTACCGGATACGGTGAATGTTTCGCCGTTCGTGCTTGTAAGCGGTGAGCCGCGCTTTATGATGCCCGTGCCCGTCACTTTAACCGGCCTTGTCAGGCGCGGAACCAGCGTGCCGTTGTACAAGTCATCAACATTTGACTGTGCGACTTCCGGATTGAATAAATTACGCTTTGCCATTGTCTACCTCCCCCCTTGCTTTGTTATGTTCTTCAACGCGCCTTTCATAAGCGGACGCTTGAATAGATTTGGGCGCTGCGGCGTGTGCCGGTGTGCGCATGGAATTTACGTTGCTTGTCTTTATGTCTTTAGCCAATGCCGCGGCAAATTGCGTTGCTGCGGCGCTTCTGGAAGCCCCGCCTTTGCCTTGCGCCATCGCCTTGATGACGTTGCGGCTCATGGTTTCTGCGGATGCTCCGCTTTTTTTTGCCGCCTGAATCATGTCCGCCATAGACGGGGCGGCCAGGGCCATTTCGTCCAATGCCGCCTGTCGGTTGCGTTCTGCCAGCACCCCGGCGCGGTAAGCCGCCTGTATCCCTGCGGATGTGGCAACGGGTATAGCGCCCGGAGCGGAGGCGGCAAACGGTTCTAAGAATTGCGTATTGCACTCGGGGCAAGTCAATAAATAACCTTCTTCTCCGGTTTCGTCATCTGTTCCCGTGTCTGCCGTTTCTGTGTCATAAGGAACAGCAGCGCTGCAATTCGGACATACCGCCTGAACAGCCTCGGCGGATGGCGCGGGCGTGGATTGCGCCGGAGTCTGCGCTGGGGCCTGCGCTGGAGTTTGGGCCGTTTTTTTCGCGCCACCAATCGGTACTGCGTCGGATACCGCTTGCCCTTCGCCGCCGTCCGCGTTAACGTCGGTGTCCCACATAAAGTCCTCGCCGCAATGCGGGCAAGTTACTTTGTAAATTGACGCTTTCACGTTGCCCCCCAGTTCCTTCTTTGCCAAAGTAGCCTTCGGCGGTTCGCCTTCTCCGCTGCCTTGCTGGTCTGATTGCTTCGCAACGCTTACAAATGTTTCCCCCGTTTCGGGATTCAAATTAATAGCGCCGCTGCAACTCGGGCATACCATTTCGACAAAAACAGCTTCTGCTTTTGGTTTATTTACTTTGGCAGCCACTTTCTTCTTCCTGCTGAAGATTCCCATAGGATTCCCCCCTCGATTAGAATTTATTGTTTCGGCAGTTTTCTCGGCTGCCTCATCGAAACCTTTGTAACCGGTAAAATCAATTCTGTATCCGCGATAGTTATATATACCTGGGCTGATACAGGCGGCGGCTACTAATGGCAACTTGCCCTCAGGCGTATACTCATCAGCAAGCCCGAATTCAATCGCTTCGCTTGCGGTTAACCATGTGCCGTTTCCTGACGCTCCGTTCATAAGCGCTATAACTTCATCCCTGGTTCTGCCGCTTTTTGTCATATATGCGGATATCATCGGCTCTTTATATTTTTCTAAATCGCCCAATAATTCCCGTGCGGAATTTTCATTTACAGATCCCGGATTAGTTAATGCCAAATGAACGAACATCATTGACGCCTGGCTCATATAGACTGTATCGCCAGCGCAAGTAATTATTGATCCGCCCGATGCCGCATGGCCTTCAACATAAATAATTTTCTTTTCGGACCTGCTTTTCAAAATGCTGTAAATGGCCAAAGAAGCAAACATATCCCCGCCTTCCGAAAATATGTGGACCTCTAATTCGCTTACCCGCCCTAATGCTTCCAGTTCGGAAGAAAAAGTAGCCGGGGTTATTTCGTCCCCCCAAAACTGTTTTCGATCAATAATCCCATAAATATCAACACGCCCGGCATTGCTTCCGTTTTGGGCGCGTATTTTTTTTATTGAATAAAATTTATTTTTACCCATTTTGATTCCCCTCTGCCTGAGATTGGTTTGCCGTGCCCGCATTTTCTACGGCTTTCCCCGTTCCGGTCATCGCCTCGGCCGCAGCGTCGGACATTCCCGCGTCTTTTGCGGCCGCGATCTCCCGTCCCCGTTCCTGGATATTTTCATAATAATTCCCGCCGGTAAGTTCGCTTGTGGCTTCGCTTGCCGTTGTAAAACCTAGCGCAACAAGTTTTTCCTGATCTTTGCCGCTCTTGCCCAAGTCTATGTGGGGCATTCCGGGACCGTTCCATTTTGCCCTTGTATACATCAGCCTATTGATCTGATTTTCAAAATATCCCGGAGCTTCGATCCAGCCTCGGAGTACGGCTTCGTCAAATACTGTCTGGTAAACCGGATGACAAAAATCGCGCACCAGGTTTGCGCGTTTTACCCTAAAGCCGCCGCGCGCCACATTATTAGCCGCTTCGCTCGCGCTAAAAGAAGCCTGGTAGAGTTGCGTCAACACTTCATAAGGCAGCCCGACCGCAGGCCCCATTAACTGTAATTGCATTTTTGTAAAAGGCTCAAATGATGTTGTCGGCCTAGTTGGATTTACAGCGGTTACGCCCTCACCCGGCTTAGCATATTGAACAATCCCATTCCCAAGGGCTATCAGACTGTCATCGTTATATTCTTCGCCTGTTAAATTTTCCATTTCGCCGATAGCGGCGGCTGGAGTATTTGAAGTCACAACCAGGGTGAACATCGCCTGTATTTGCGCGGCTATCGCTTCGGCTTTCATGTAACGGTCAAGGGTAAGCGCTACCTCAATAACCGGCGCCACTAACGGTATGCCGCGGCGTTGGCCAGGGCGTTCCGATTCCATTAAATGCAAAACATTGGGCAGTCCGGTTTCTGCGCCGTAAGCCGGTATAAAAATCCAGCGCGGATAATTTATGCTGTTATACCTGAATGTATGCGGCCTTCGCTTTGCTAATGGGTGTCCCGTATAAAACCAGTAACCAAGCACGTTTCCCCATTGGGATATTTCTACGCCGCCGAAAATATTATTACCGTCCCGTTCATGCTCTATGCGTTCAACGGCGTCAGGGTCGGAGCAACAGTCCGCTTCAATAATCTGGACCTTTACGAGAAATGGGGCGTTTCTGCGTTCAATGCGCGGCATTGTAACAAAACAATCGCCCGATTCAAGCTGTGCCCTAAAAGCCAATTTTGTAAGTTCATAAAAATTATCGCGGTGATACACGTCACACGCCGTTGACTCCGCAAACGTTTCAAATACCCGTAATACATTCGCTTTCCATTTTTTAGTATATTCGGCATCCCAACCAAAAAATTCAGCGTCAGGCGTTGGTTCCGGACGCAGCCCGTCGCCTACAACATTGGTTGTCAATGTTTTATATAGGCCGTTAATAACCGGAGCTTCCATTGTTAATTGTCTTGAGCGTTGCCGGATAATCGGCAGATTGGCGACTATATCATCATCGGGCGATCCGCCCGTCCATTCCCATCCCTTAAATACAGGCTTTGTAAGGGACGCTCCGGCAAATGAATATCCGGACGCAAGCACTCTGTTAGCTTTGCTTTTGAGAAACGGTTTTCCTTGTGCGTCTAAAATTACGCTCAATCCATATCCCTTAAATCGAGTGCATAAAAAAGCCCCTACAACCCACCTTTTGCAAGGTATGGTTATAGGGGCTTCCGTTGTTCGGTCGGCCTGTATTGTTTGCAACCGGCCCCAGCTCGCGCTGAGGGTCCCGGTATCTTACCGGGTCAATTCAGCAAAACTGAAAGATTTCCGGCTCACTATAATTATATCCGCTGTTTTCCTAAAATTGTCAAGCGTTTTTTTAATTCTTTCTGCGGCGTGTTTCCCTTGTTGAACGGGCAAGGCCTGGGATTGCCGTTCCGGGCTGCTTGCCGACCCTTATTCTCCTGTTAATATCGATGTCAATGTAATTATTAACTTCGCCAAAATAGATGGTGATACTCCCATAATCAAGTGGCTTTGCCGCCGCTTTTATCGCTTCAATGTGTTCGTTGGTAAATTCCATGATCCCTCCCGGCGGGGCCGGGTTACCCTATCGGTACTACCCGTCTGAATCCGCTGCCCATGCCCTCTAAGGCATCAACTAAATTTTCGAGGAAGTCTTTTCGTTTGTATAGGGTAGCCAAATCCGCCCTTTGAAGGCTTCGGCTGCCAATTCTGTATTCCTGGGCTCCTGAAAGTATTGCGGATATCGCACCTTCAATTTCGTTGAGTTCTTTTTTTGCTTTTTTTAATTTCTCGCTTCTGTTTTTCATCTTCTTCTAAAATACCACATTTTGATCTTTTGTCAACTGTTTTTTTACAAAGAAATGCCGTCTTCCCTTGCCAGCTTGTTCCTGTCAAACTTTTTATGTTTTACCGCCTGCCTAACAGGTTCGGCGTTTTCCATTCCCTCAAATTTCTTTATCTCTGCCCATGGCGCGCTTAAATATATCTTTTTCAAATACAGTTCGTCTCTGGGCCACATAATACGAAGGGCGGCGCGGGCATATACCCGGCAGTCAAAAGATTCATTTCTTGCCCCGGCCGCCTTATGCCATTCGTATCTGCCTTGCCCTGTTTTTTTGTTTTGTATAAATATCCTTTTCTCAGCGGTCAACATATCAAAATATATAGAGTCATAACCCCTGATGGCCATATCGTTATCTCTGTCTTTTGGAAAGTGGCAATACCCGTCTCCTGAATTGCCAACTTTAAGCCAAGATAAAATATCGGCCTTAATTCCATCTACGCCGACAATGAATAATCCTTTTTCCCTGTTTTCTTTTGACGGTCTTATTAACGGCAATCTGTCCCCGCCCTGTCCTTTAATCGGATAAACACCGCGCGTCATCCTTGCCTTACAGTATGCGTAAACCTGGGGCGTCATGTGCCCCCCGGTGTCAACAGCTACCCGGCTTATCTTTATTCGTTTCCCGTTGCCATAGGCCCATGTTCTTTTAAGCAAATCATCAATGCCATTCCATACATCCCCAAGGCGCGGATCGCCGAACAGTTCCGCGTATTCTATGCCCCATGATTCAAACCCAAGCCCCCATCCGACTACTTCATAAGCCAGGCGGTTATCCTGTACGTCAACACCCATTGTTAGAACGCAAACGCCGTCAGGCAATTCAGCATTATAGACTTCGCGCCGCGTTTCAAGGGCGTGCGATTCCACTACTTCGCCTGTTTCTTCCCATGTCTCGGCTAAACGGGAATTGATGAATGTTTTCAGCAGGGAAAAATCCCCTTTCTTTGCCGCGGCGTTCGCTTCTACAAATTCCTCTACAAGTTCATCCCAGGTAACGGCAGGATGATCCAGCGCGTTAATGTGATACCCGATAATCTTTGCTTCCGGATTTTCCGCTACCCACATACTGCCCCCAGCCTCCCATTCCCGCCTTGTATGTAATGTTTCGCAATACGGACACTTCATTTTCATTGTCTCAAAATCAAGGTTCCGCCAAGAAAATTGGGACCATGCCCCGCATTTCGGGCATTTATGACTCCATCTGTTTTTACTTGATAATTCAAATACCGCCTCTATCCTGCTCATGTTTTTTACCGTGGGTGTCGATGTATATATGCTCTTCCTGTTAGGGTAGTTAGTTTGCATTTTTTCAGCTATTGAAATGACATCCCCCTGCCTGTATAAATCCTGGGGGTACTGGTCGATCTCGTCAAAATAAAGTATCGGAACCGGCATAGATATAATTCCGGCTGTGCTGTTGGCCCCCGTCAAGATCAAAAACATGCCGGCACATTCTTTATATAAAATCTTGTTATCGGAATCCCTGGACTTGTCATCAGGTACTAACCCCTTTAAGCATGGGGTATCCCGGAACATATTTGAGACGCGGGTTTTGCTAAATTTCTCCGCAAGGTCCCCGGTAGGCTGTATGATGATAACAGGAGAGGGGTTAATGTATATCAGGTACCCAAGATAATTTAGGAATACCGTTGACTTGCCCATTTGCCGGGCGGCAAGAAATACTATCTTTGAAACTGTTGGATCCGTCAGGCGTTCCATTATTTCTATCAGGTACGGTGTCCGATTGTTGTCCCACGGACCGGGAGAGGATGTTTCCACATTCGACATTATCCGGTATTTTTCCGCCCATTCCCAAACTTTTAGATCAGGGGGCGGCCTTAGTATTTTTAATAACGAAACGAATATGTTAGCTGTTTGATCAAACTCTGTCATTCTGCTCATTGTTTTCCTCATCGGCCTCCAACCCGGCAAGATAATCATATCCGACATTCATTTTCAATGCCTCGATATCATATTCTGTTATTTCGTACAGTATTTTGTCCAATTGGGTTTTTATTTCCCCCGCAATCTCCATTATGTTAGTTTTTCCAGCTAGTTTTGGCGCCAGCCCTAGCGGGAATGATTCAAACCCGGTATGCACCCTGCTAAAGATGCCGCCGAATATTCGCTTTATGTCATCGGCATGATGTAATTCGCCGCGCGCCCGAAGCACTTTCATTTCCTCTAATTCACGTTTCGCCGCTAATTGCCGCAGTTTTTCTTCTTCCATTTCTTTTGAATCGCCCGATCTGCGGCTACTCGCTATTTTTTTATAATAGGCAAACATTGCGGAATAACACTTTGCAAAATCATACGCGCTTTCCTTGCCTTTGTTTTTTATCGCCGGTTCTATTATTCCCTGTTGCTGTAAATGCCGTAATTCCCTGATACTCAAATCGGTAGACTTCGCCAGATAAGAGATATTGCAATACTTCTTTCCGTCTGGGCCTTCCCATATTTTGGGGCCGCCTTCGGTTGTTTCGTCCGCTTCATCATTATTATTTTTCGCTGGTTTTTTTTCTGCGGTTGGTTTTTTCTTATTAGGAATTTCTTTCTTTTTTTTTGAGTTACCTCTAATTGTTTTTTTTACGACCAAAACAGTCTCCTTAAACTACCTGTGCAACCGTTAAAAAAAAATTCCTGTGGCTAGACGGCGTTTGGGGTCAACAGCACCCTCGTCCTTTCGGATTCCAAAAGTACCTACAAATTTTTGCGCCGCCATTTTGATTGAATTATAGTGGTTTTATTCAAAAAGACAAGTAAAAAGCGATAATCGCCTCTACTGGTAGTTTTTTATGTATGTCTCCATACCTCAGATTTTATACCGATCTTCTGTACATCAATGCCCATTGTCAAGTGAAAAGCTCGTTCTGCTCTCTCTAATGCTTTGGCAGGGTCTTTATATTCCTCGATCATTTGCTCCCAGGTCTTTAAGAATGCGTCAAAGAAGGGTGATGGTTCTAATCTTAATACTATTTGCTCCATTTTTATACTCCTTGCCTACAAAACATTAACCATTAAATGTTCCGGGTGATTTACGTCTTTTGTGATGATACAGAACGGTTGCTGTATAATGCCTGGGTTTTCTTCCCTCTCCCTTGCCGTTCTGATTAAATCGTTCAAGTTGTTAAACAGTTCTACCGCTTCATCATTGGGAATTGAAGGCACGTCCAGCCCATGCTGTACCGCCAATTCCAGTTTTTAATAAAAGTTAAATAAATTCATGTACAAGCCCTTTTCCCTTAGCTACCAGCACGGGTCTATGGGGCTGCATGATATACCCCCCCTGCCTGTTTGTTTCTTTCGCGCTTCCCGCCAGACTGCTCCGGAGGAACACCCTTAAAATGTCGTTATGGGAAAATTATACCGTTTGTTAATAGTTTTGTCTATACTTTTCGCAAGTAAATCTCTTTTGAATAACCATCGGAACGGGATGCCATCATCTTGAGAAAATGCTCTTTTGATAAATCAGAGAGGCGGAATATCTCTTCCGGCTTCATACCCAGCTCTTTACCAATATCCTTAACAGATTTTCCCTGCCCAAGCAATCGCCTGACAATGTTTTTCATCGGCTCCAGTAGATGCGTTCCGCGAGCTCGGTTGTGTGTTACCGTACCGTATATGTCTCCGGCTTCATCCGCGTGCTTTACGATAACAACAGGCACTTTGCCTTTAAGCAGCCCTTTTAATGGCTCTTCCCCGGCGACCGTCCAGCGATGAAACCCGTCAATTATTGTATAATCCGGCCTAACTACTAACGGCAATGTCCAGCCGTTTGAGAGAATTGACTGTACCAGCAGGTCAAGGTTTTCTCTGCTTATCCTGTTTGGGTTATAGTCGTTTGCCTTTAATTTATCCCGGTCTACCCAATGCAAAGTAGAAAGAGGCGCCATTAAATCATTTTTGTTTTGCATGAATTCTCCCCTTATCATGTTTGTGCGAATACTTCATATTTATATTGGTTATAAGCGCCCGGAGGGTTCTCTGCTTTGGATCTCCCCCTATAAGGCAGTCATAAATCTTTTTATAAAATTTTTCATCTATAATAGGCCCGTACTTTATAAGAAAGTATATCATCTTCTGGGCGTTCCTCAGCGATCCCTTTGTAATAAAGTTCTTTTTATGGTTGTTAAGCAATTTGTATACTTCTTTTTTATAGTCCTTTTTATCTTCATATTGCCTTCGCGTCTTGCTCGAATGCCGGAACATTTCGCTATCCCAATAAAGGGCCGCGAGGTAGGCATTAGGCTCCCTGCGGATAATCCTGTCCATTAAGTCAGGATAGTATTCATTCAATTTAACAAGGGACTTAGCGGTATCGACAGAAAAAAACAGCCCTACCCTTAAATCCCTTAGTTTGCTCCCTGATTGGTATAGGTGTAAATATATCTCCGGAATATCTATATGCTCCTCATACAAATACCGCCATACGTCGGTATCTTTCCAGTCATAAATCGGCCAGACCATATTTTGCCGCGCCAAGCCTGATTTTGACGAAAAAGAAGCGGTCATGAATTTTAGCCTTTGTATGGATTCGGCCATGCGGACGCCCGTTAAAACAATCCCGTCCGCATTGTGTTTTTCAAGAAAATACTGGTATGTGAACCGCCTGTTTGTATGCAATGGGTGTTGCCTTACCGCAAAAGGCGGCGGCTTTCTAATCCATTTATCTTTTTCGTCACTCTTCCAACAGATAAAATTCTCATCCTGTTCAAGAAGGTTGAAGCATGAAAAATGTTTTATCTCCAAACAAAACCATGTAAACTTCCCTCCTGCCAATAGCACTTTATTCCGCCATTCACGGACTGTTTTATCAATGCTGTCAAATACCGCTTCTTCGTCAATAAATTCTACCGTCATAAGAGACAGGTCTATTTTCCCCTGCTGCCCCAATTTTAATATAAGGTCCAGGAGGCAAAGGGAATCTTTGCCCCCTGAAAAAGAAACGTATACTTTCCTTCCGTTAGAAAAAGCGTTGATTATCCGCCTTCTCGCGGCCTCAAGAACAGTTCTGCTTCCCTCTTTCTTTATAACCATACGTCCGCTCCGCAGCGCGGGCATTTAACACTCTTCTTATCCTCGGTAGGAGTGTCAATGCCTTCCGGCTCTTCAATGCTTTCTGCACATTCATTGACATCGACGCGGGAATCGATGCTTTCAAGATTTTTTTCAGTGGCCTTCCCGTAATCTTCCAGGGCCTGGGATATTTCTTCCGAAGCGGCGTTTATGGACGCGAGTACCTCATCGTCATAACCGGGAATGTCAAAGTCCCCCGCCAGCTCGTTGATAAGGGCCTCGATATTCCTTATGTCGTCTACGCCCAGCCCCGCTGTCTTATTATCCGCCATCATAAGTTTCTTTTTCTCGTTTTCCGGAAGATCATAGAGCACTATGGCATCCGCTTTTTTCATGCCCTCTAACTTCATGGCTTCAACAAGGCCGTTCCCCGCAAGGATAAAGTTATTCTCGTCAATTACGATGTTTTTATACTGCCCCCATTTTTTGAGGGAACGGCGTACCTCTTCTAGCTGTTTGGGGGGATGTATGCGGGTGTTTTTCTCCGGCGTTTTTAATACGCTCAGGGATACGCTCTTACGTTCTTTCCGCATAATTTAATCCTCAAGGTCTTTGTAATGGGGATTGTATTTATTTGTCGCAAAGTCTTCTACGCGGAGCCATCCAGCTGAGATTTCCTGCCGGCTTCGCATATATTCAAGCCAGTATTGCGCGTCGGCTGTATTTATAGAGGCGTTTTCCTGATAGTAATAATCCTCAATAAGCCCCGGAGAAACGCCAGTATATTTACTAATTATTTCTTTAGCATCTCCCTGGTTCGCCTGAATCCATGCAACCGCTTCCACAATGGCCGCGACAAAGCCCTCTGCCTGTTTGGGGTTGTTATCGGCCCATATCCTGTTTATGACGTGTGTGGCAAATTGTTTGGGCCCGAAAATATCTAGGGCGGTATACAGAATCCTTAAATCGCTGTTTTGTTTCGCGTGTAAAACATACGGCTGCATAAGCCCTATAGCGTCTACCCGGCTGTTTGACAGCGCGATCTCCTGCTGGTCAAAAGGTAAAACAATAAAATCAACATCCGTTTCGTTAAGCCCCGCCAGTTTTAACGCCATTAACCATGTGTAATGAAAGGAGCCTTTAACAACATTGATCGCGATTGTTTTTCCTTTCAGGTCGGCGACGCTGGTAATCCCCGAATCCTTGCGGACAAAGAATTCTTCCAACGCCTGGCGCCCGATTGCCGATTGGAGATCTGTTACGGCGATTACGGGCAGCCCCTGGGCGCGGGCGTTTATAGTCGCCATATAAGATGAATTGCAAGTTTCGGCGCTGCCCCCGGACACCGCCTGTAACGCTGTAGGCCCCGCGGCAATCATGTCTATAATCTCCACGGATACGCCGTGCTTCTTGAATATGCCTTTTTCAATGGCGATATATACCGGGTCGTAAATCTTAAAGCCGATATACCGGATTGTTTCGTTCTTTGTGTTTTTCGCGCAACCGAAATTAAGCAGCGATAATACAACCGCAAATAATACAACAAGTGTCTTTTTCATGTTCATTCTCCTATGATTTGATAGAGTTTTTTCTGTATGAGCGCTAAAGCCATATTCATAAGTCCGCCGATGGCGGCAATGGTTATGATCGCGGCATACACTTTTTCGAATTCAAATGACTGGGCGTTCCAGAGAAGGAAATATCCAAGCCCTTTGGACGCTCCCAGCATTTCCGCAGGTATCAGCGCGACCCATGCGCCCCCGGCGCCGATCCGTATACCTGTTAAAATCCCTTGCAATGCCATCGGTATTCTCATGCTTGCCATGACGCGCCATTCCCCGGCGCCCGAAATCCGGGCGGCATTGACAACATTTTCATCAACATTAAGGCTGTTATAGGTTGACAGTACGATTGCGGGCCATGCCGTCCAAAAAATAATAAATATGCGCGTTTGGGGCCCAAGCCCGAATAATACAATCAGCAATGGAAACAAAGTCATTGACGCTACACCGCGGATACACTCAATTACCGGGAATATAGTCGCATTAAGCCTTTTATAACGATAAAGCAGCAGCCCTGCTGTAATTCCAATGCAAGAGGCCATGCCCAGCCCGGTTAATAATATAGTCAAGCTCGCGGCAATGTGTTTAATATACGGCCCGTCACGGATTAAGTAAAACATCGTTTTCATTATTCTGGACAGGGACGGTATGGCCGGATTTGGATGTATAAACCCGGCAAGTTGCCACACGGTTCCTAAAACGGTAAAACCAATAAGGCCATAAAAGAATAATGATAATTTTTTTTTGGTATAAAAATACCGAAATTTTGACGTGCCGGCATCAGGGCGCCGCCCCTGCCAGTTCTTGAGTAATGTGTGCATTTAGTTCTCCCAATGGGGAGTATAGCGTATAGTAAATTTTATTGTCAAATTATTTAAGTTTCCGTATAGTCTTATTTTGTCCGTATCTTCCGTATTGTCAATTTTTTTTAATTATTCTTTGTCCCTGAGCCAATATGGGCATTCTTTTCCGAATTGGCGCCGGTATTTTTTAAGGCAGCACTGACCGCCCCAGTTTGTTACGGGCTTGCTTTTGTCCCGTAACCAGCACGTCTTACACCATTCAAAAGTGTCCGCGATTGGCGCCCCGCCTTTCATTCTTCTTCGCCGTCTTTCTGCGCGTGTAAAATAACGGCGGCTATAAGGGACATGGCTTCCCACATTTTGAATCCCGATTCCCTCATGTCAAGGTATATTTCCCTCATCGCCTTAAGAGCCTCGATTCTTTGGGCCCTTTCAACTTTCTTTATGGCGTCATTAAAGAAGTCCATCGGTTTTTTATTGGGTTTGTCCATTTTTATTCCTTCGCTTGCCCGCCATTTTCTTGCGGACATGATATGTTCTCTTACATTCCTGTGCGTCAAATATGGAGCATTTCCAGCTTACGCATTGATAGCGTTTCTGTTTTCTTCCGGTGTCAAAAAACCTTTCACAAAATTTACAAACTCCCAATAGTTCTCTTTGCAAATCATTTAGCGTCATAACCCCTCCTTTTTATTCTCTTATTAAGCACAAATTAGCAGTTAATGTTTCCTCTGTTCTTGAATTCTTTTTATTATCAATAGAGCAATTCTTACAACGCCCTATTACAATCTTTTTGAATATACCAATGTATTTACAAGAACGATATTTTCCGTTTGTTTTACATGAACATTGTCCAGAATAATACTTTATAGCCATTTTTATACGGCCCAATAGAAAACATGGAAGGCTTGCACAAAAAGTATGTCGTTTCAAAAATGGTAATTTATACCATTGATACTCACCCAATCCAAAAAACATAAATAATAGGCGGGGCTTTAAGTCATTCTCTTTTTTCTTCATCATTTTCTCCTTTTATTCCAGATAACCGGCATTTATATTTATCCCGGCTTGCCTATTTACATTCGTTTGGCCGCCAATAGTTTTACCAGCTTCAAAAAAATGTTCATTTACAGAAATCATTCTTTTTTTATATCCTCGTATCTCGGAAAAGAATTTTTTCTGTAATTGTTTTGATTTTTCCTGCATATCGCGCCAGCCGCCTACAGCCTCTAATTGCTTATGCACTCCAATTACAAATCCCATACGGAAATCCTTCTTTGCCTTATAGGTTTTTAACTTTGAAGCTTTTAATTTTCGTTTTAATTCATTCCTCAGATAACAAAATAATTCCTGGGCTACATTAACGCCGATCTCATCACCCGCATACTGAAACTTTTTACGCATAAATAAAGGGACTACCCCGGAAAATGAGCCGCAAATATCAAACAAGGTTAAAAGCCATCTTTCCTTGTTGATTGGCGCCGGCATTTCTACCGTAAATAGTTTCGCGTCGGCCTCAGTAATACCATAGGCTTTCATAAGCTCACGGACTTTTTCCATAGCGACCTTTGCCTCGTGTTCCGTCCCCATTTCGGCCATGTCCAAAAGTTTTCGCATTTTTTCGCGGATATGTTCATCTATCATCTTTATAGTCCCTGCATGGTCCCTGATCACAATCACATCCTACGGCATTGCACTGGTCAGGATACCATGTGCAAGATAAAAACGGCTTTTTCTTTTTTCTCTTTGCCTGTTTGAAGGGATAACGATTAAATTCATTATCAGGTATCATCACTCTTTTAGGTGATTGTTCACTCATTTTATTCTCCTTGCACCCTCTGTTTTTTCGCATATCATTGAAGCAAAATTAATGATATCTCCTGCTTCATGAGCAACAAGTTCAATCATTTGTGCTTCTGGATTTAATTCAGAAGTTAATAAACCTTTATGAATCATAGTTTTTTCCAGTTCATCAACTTCTTGTTTTAATCGTTCCAGCAATTCCCCGTATGTCATATACAAAGGATCGGATTTTATTCTGTTCCTATGGAGACACAATTTATATTTTGCATAACGGAAACCGCAATCCAATATGTCATTTATGCGATTATTTACTGAGCCTAGATCAGTTCTGTCTTCTTTACGCATTCTCCAATTCCCCCTTATCTTCCGCAACAATGCTTGTGTTTTTTCCCGGAACCGCAGGCGCAGTATTCATTCCGTCCCTGCCTTATGCCTGAACGTGTAACGGGAACGCCGAATATTTTCCCATCGCTGTACAGCCATCGTTCTTCCTTTTTTTCAAAATACGCTATTTCGTGATAAACATATTTTAATTTGCCTTGTTCGTATTCGGCTTTGAATTCTACCTTTCTTTTTACGATGTCAGGCCCCATCTCTACATCGCTGGAAATTATCTGAAACCTAAGCCAAATGGAATTATTGCTCCAGTTCTCGACGCTGCCGCGGTCGATTTTTTCTTTATCTTTACAGGTGTCAATAATGAAGTCGATTTCATGTAACACATATGCCGTGTATCTGGCTCTCATAAGGGCTTCCGGGGTTGGCGCGTTCTCTTTGCCTTTTATGTAAGGCTTGCAACAATTTGTATACAATTTGCCGGATCCGCATGGACATTTCTCAAACATGATTATTCTCCTCCTTTCCTTTCTGCCCTTATCACGCCGATTTTATAATTGGGATAATAGGTTATTGCCCCGGACTGTTCTTTACACCATTCGTCAAGGATTATTTGTAACTCCTTCACATCGCATTGTTCTCCAGCCTCTTCATGAAGATCGGAACATCCCATTTCTATTACGTCAGAAGCGTCAAGGTGAATCCCGCTTTTAGTGGTCCCGTATATCCTGGGGTTTTTAAGCTCGTAATCTTCAATGAGGTCATCCAGCTCCCCTTCATCAAAAACATATTCATCGACGCCCTCGACATATAAGCAGTCAACGCTCTCCCATACTTTTTCAATGGGGATTTTTTCGGCTTTTCCCCATCGATCGTCACTCTCCCGCTTTACTCTTTCCTCATATAATTTTTCTGAATACCCGCATGGACATTCCCTGTCCTGTTTTCCGCGTATTCTCCCACATGACGGACATTTATTCATAACGCCGTTATAACAGAACCGGCAAAAAGATAGCGACTGATGTTTATAGGGGAAATGTACCCCAATATGGGTAGTGTCTCCTTTTATGCCGTACACGTTATCCACAATCTCAAGCCCCGTACCGTGGCAATGCTCGCAGATAACCTCATCTTCCTGTAAATCCTTTTTCAGCTCAAATACGATTTTTACGCGCCGCTTTTCCTGGCGGGTTTTCGGTATAACCGTTTCTTTCATACATTGCCCCCTTTCCTTTTTTCGTCTATCCAGCGCAGGACATCCTCGCGCTTGATTATTCCGCCTTCTGGCGGCATAGTGGCCACAAATTGCCACTTAAAATCCTGATGATATTTCTTCGCTTCCTCTGAGCCGATATATACGGCCAAAGCGTTAAGTGCGAAATCCGCGGGACCGGAGCCGCCATAGCCCCAGGCTATCCCATTGGTACTGTGAAGTTTTACGCGATGCGGTACATTCGTTTTTCCGCCCGGTTCACATACGATGTCCCCGAAACACCCAATCGGGGGTACTTCTTTCGCGTATCTGTTTGACGTGTCTACTGTGGGCAGCGGCTTTTCTATTTCGTGATTTCTATTTTCTCCGGAATGCCCGGCATGGTCCCCCTGATAACGTGTAATAAACGGCCGAATTAAACCGATAGCGCCGGCAGTAGCAACAGTAGGCGCGGGGCTGTCTACAGGCCGCGCCGCGGCCCCGGATTGCTGCCCCAGCAACATTGGGACCGGTTCTACAAGGGCATAATGGTTAATGCAAGAAATAGCCGGCAATGGCCTGTCCAGCGTTTTTACCGTACCTGTCCCATACAAATACGCTAAAAAAGGTTTTGCGTAATCACCCCAATACTTTTCAATTCCGGCCGCTATGCGCCTGATGGTCGCGTCGGCAAGGGGTTTCTTGCGGTCGAATATAGATGTTCCGGGAATACTCCAGTCGATTATATCCCGGGCGGGTATCCAGGGCTGATACCCTGACAGGTCATCGGCAGACCCGTCCATGTGGGTTATCTCTGGCCACATAATGCGTTTCCGGCCTTTTACCGCCTGAACGAATAATCTCCGGCGCGTTGTAGGGGCGCCATAGTCCGCGGCGCAAAGTATTTTCCATTCCACTTTATAGCCAAGGCTTTGAAGCGATAGAATAAAGGCCTGGAAAGTTTTCCCTTTCTGGCTTTGAATAGGCCTTCCGTTTCTGTCCAGCGGGCCCCACGAAAGAAATTCCGGCACGTTTTCGATTATGACGCGCTCCACATATAGTTCCTGTAACCATTTAAGTATTAACCATGAAGACGCGCGGCTCTGGTCGCTTCGGGGCCGGCCGCCGCGGGCAATGCTGTGATGCGTACATTCCGGAGAAGCCCATAGAAGATCAAGCTTCCGACCCCGGACAACTTTTGTAGGATCAATCCTTTCTACCGATTCGCATAAATGTTCCGCAGTCGGATGATTGGCCGCGTGTGTTTCAAGGGCAAGCTCCCAATGGTTAATCGCCAAAAGGTTTACATTCATGTTCTGTTCAAGGGCGGCCTGCATTATGCCAGTCGATTCGCCCCCGGCGCCGCAGAACATGTCCACTACATTCAATGTTTTTTTCATGCGTTATCCCCTTTCCATCCCAGCCTTCTTCTTAACTCTTCATTTTTTCTGATCTACTCCTCATCAAGAGGATCAAAATAATAATTCAAATTTTTTTCATCAAAAAAATAAGTGCCTTTGCATAATGGGCAGATGAGCCGGGAGTCAAGCGTCCCCCCGCATTGGCATGTTTTCGGTTTGTTATCCTTTGCCTTTTTATAGGCCTCATTTTTCTCTTTTACCCGGGCCTGCTCTTCCTGATCCGCTTTCCATTGCGGGTATGCTTCCCGGAGATCGTCCCAGGACGGCACAGCGGCTATATAAATCCTCTTGAGGCCTTCCTCGTCTTTTTTGGGGTATCTCCGCCGAACGGACGTTGCGCAGAATTCCAGATATGAATGAGGGCCGATAAGCCATGAGGGATCAATACCTGATTCCAGAAACTTCTTGCCTATGGCGTTGTCAATAAAGAAACCCCAGGCCCCGGATTCTTTTTTAATGTTTTCTATGGACGGCGGCGGTTTATTGCCACCACCACTATCAAATTCAAATTCATAATCACCACCACTACCACTATCGGGTTCTTTGGGTTTTGTTGGGTTTTGTTGGGTTTCTAAATAACCCACTGGGTTTTCTGGGTTTTTTTTGGCTTTTGGGGGACGGCCGCCTTTTTGACCGTTACTCTGGTTTGCAAGAACGCGGTCCTCCCATTTTCTCTTGTTATTGTCCAAATCGCATTTTATGAAAGAAAAAGCCATTGATAAATTCTTATCTTTGAATCTAGGTTCTTTGCCTGTTTTGTCATAGTTAATCATGCTTTTAATGAGGCGGCCAAAATCCTCATCGGACAGCCCCGCGTTATTGGCAATATCGAGATAGGAATATTTAACCAATACCGACAACTTTTCAGCCATTGATTATCTCCCGGAGAAAATTAAGTTTTCCGCATTTGGCCATTTCTACAAGGACAGGCTCCAGTAATTCGATGTTTCCCATGAGCAGGCGCAAGCGCGCGGCCTTGCTGTTTGATTCGGCGCGGTTCACTTTCTCCGTATATGCGTCCATGAAAAACTTCGGAAGGTATCTAGGATTATCAAAATACGGCTTGCCCCGGACGTAATCGGCGGCCGGTATGCGTACTTTGACATCGTAAAAAAGGGCTTCCGGGCGTTTGGTTTTCCTTTTTGGGGTAGAATTACCTTTTTTTGTTTTGCGCCCCGTATTTCTACCTACAGGTAGGTTTTTAGGCCTTGTTTTAACCGTTGCCATAATGCGAATTCCCCCCTTCCCACGGATATTCTTGTATCAGCGTTTTTCCCCATATCTCAGCCAGGCTGTTTTTCATAAATAATGGGATTTTCCATTTTTTAGAGTAGTAGACAATATCATCTACCCAATCAAATTCCGGGATAACTTTTCCTTTTCCATTGCCGGTTTCAGCGCCGACAATCACCCATTTCCAATGACTTTTTAAGTTTCCATCTACAAACCATTCTTCAACCCCTATGTATTCCGTTAATGGCTCAATGCTTAAATAATCTATATTGTCCCAAAACAAACACGCCTGCTTTAACTGCTTTTCGTTTGTTACGCTCACGCCGAAATACATATTTGTATCTAACGGCAGAATCCCTTTTTTGCGTAATTCGTTATATCTGCTGTAATTTTTTGTTAAAAATATATACCGGTGTTGAGGGGCTTCCTTGCAAGCCTTAAATACTTTTTTAATCCATTCATCCGGGACCCAATCCCCGAACAGATCCGCCATATCCCCAATAAATATGTTCTTTGTTTTTTTAATGCTCTGCGGTTGCTCCAATCGGTATATATGGAATGTGGGATCAAAACCATAAGGATAAGGCGCTTTCATAAACTTGCCTTTCTTTGTTATCTTTTTCTCCGGGGTTTCCAGTTCGTGTATTTTGAAGGGGCTTCCCGTGCCATTGCCGCCGAATATCTCTTCATATCTCCCCTCGAAGCGGCGGACTTGTTTTCTTGCGTAGCAATAAGGGCAGCCATGAAAACAGCCCGTAACGGGATTTAGCGTCATGTCACACCATTCGATATCCGTATAATTCATTTTTTCCCCCTTCTCGGATCGAATGTAATCTTGAAAAACCTTTCACAAGCTCCGCGCCATTGTTTGCCGCATTGAAAATAACGGAGCTTGAATAAAATAGGGACTAGAAAAGCGGGGGTATGCCATAACTTGTGCCTGCGCGCCCTTTGCTTACATCCCATTTTCCGGCAATGAAAACAGGACATAGCTTTGCGCCATAATTGTAGATTGCTCTCCATGGGCAGCGCGTACTTTCCATCGATTGTGCATGTGTCTTTTCCAAACGCCCATAATCTCGGATAATCCAGAATTAACATATCAATCCCTCCCTTGCGTGCCCATTTCTTCCTGGGCTTTTGTTAAAATCCGTTCATAATCCCCCCGCGGTAAAATATCCATTGCCGCGGACATAAAACAATCGCCGATTTTCCTTTCGGTACGGCGGCGTTTTTTAATCAAATAGATCACATAATCAAATACGCGCTTATTTATTGACAGGGCGTTCCTATGACGCTTCATCCATTCTCTTGTAGCTCCGGGGCCGCCATTGGCATAATCCATCTTCTTTTCTGTAATGGCAGTAGATATACCACTGATTTTTTTATTTATCAGTATTTTGAGGGTTTCAAGATCATCAAGGGGCATTGCCCTCAGATCCTCATCTGTATACTGTTTGCCGTCTATGGCAAAATAATCCTGGTCGAATACGTTCTTTAATGTCATTCCCTACACCCCAAAATGTTTCAAAACAAGAATAATAATTATTGCGATAAGGCCTCCGAACATAGCAGAGGAATAGCCCATCCAGAATCCTTCAAAAAAATCTTTCATTTTTTATCTCCTTCCGGACGATCCAAATGTTCTCCGCAATGGGGGCAGAAATTAAAAGCTATGGGATAGCTAATACCACATTCTGGACAGACCCATTCAAAACCTTTTTTGATCCATTTCCGCAGATGTGTATGTTCGTTTTTCGCTAATTTATAACTGACCAATACAAATACCACATTCTTGTTATCTTTTCTGTCAAGAATCCTACAAGCAAATCCGCTAGTACATCCGGCTTGCCCATCATTTAATAACCTAGAAAAGAAACACCCAGGGCATCCCTCATCGCTTTCAACCGCTATTATGGCCTCACCTGTTGATAAGTCATACATTATCCACCTCCTTACATTCGGATTCTAATTCGTCAATATATTCGAGTAGCTCCTGTATGTCCTGATAAGCATGAGCTATCAATTCGGCATCCGGGTGATCTATGTAATCGTCATATCCTACATGATGTTCTCTCCCCGGCATGGATTTTAATAATATATCAGCGCGTGCTAGGCCCAGACTGCCACGATCTATTACATCACCCTTATACCTTTCATAAACTTGAAACACCGGGGCGGCACCTTGTGTTCCCCAGCGCCTAAAACCCATTACAATATACCGGCCGCTATGCGTTGTCATAAGCATTGCTTGTCTATGAGCCGAATTAACATCCCATTCCCATGGGCCGGGTGTAGCAGCGTTAAGCCGCGCCCTGATTTCGTTTATTCTTTCTTCTGTTATCATACTTTTCCCCTTCCTGTTTTTGTTCGCCCGTAACTTTCGGGCATTTCTTGCCCGCTACAATAGCAGGGCAGCCGGCCCGGTTACACCAGGCCGGCTCGCCATCGCTGGTATCATAGTCAGGGCATTTAATTTCCTGACAGATCATTACTCATCCCCCAATGGATCGCCCACATCGTTGTCGCCCGAATCATCATTGCCGTTGTCCACATCGCTCATGTCCTCGCTATCGCTGTTAAGGTTGTCAATCTCCCCTTCGTTGTCATCTTCCAGCGGATTGTCAATGACAGCAATTTTTTCTTTGAGGGTTTCCTTATACAAGGTGATGTATTCCTCTTTTTTCAATCCGGCAAATCTCCAGAACATTGATTGTTCCGCATCCCCCAAATCGTCATCGTCCAAATCCGGTAATTTATGGGACTGTGAATCACAAGCGATAAGCAAGGTAAAAATCTTTTGCATAAGCGGTTCTTTGGGGATTTCCGCAAAGGACTTTAGCTCCCCGAATATGGCTGTTATAATGTCCTGATACGAGGGATCGATATCAAACTTGTTTCCATCATCATCTTCTCCGGAGAATTTATCCTCAAGGAAAAGCGCCGCAAGGTTTTCATCGCTCCCTTCCTCAATTTTTTTGAAAATGACTTTACTCAGGATCGCGTCCTTGACCTCTCTCTTGAACCGCCATTTGTTCTCGTATTTGTCATTCAGCTTTTTAGCGATGACTTTCTTTTCCTGATCATCAATGTCCGGCACCTGATCAACCATGAAGTCTTTTACAGGGTCTTCGGCGTAAGAAGTACGGGGGTTGGTTTGCTGTTCTGATTTTTCATAAGCTACCCTCGTAACCTGGACCGCGTATGTACCGCCGTTCCATTTTTTTGACACAAGCCAGGCCGTTTTTGTTTTGCCTTTCTTTTTTGTTTCATTCCATGTGTGTTCATTGGCCGCAAGCACGGTATATTCCACACCGCCGATGCTGACAGTTTTCGATTTTTTAGGAATGAATTCCGGGATGCCGCGGTCAATAATTATGTTGTTTTCAGTATCGCCGCCGTCCTTCTGAATGGAAGTGTTAATAAACTCCAGCCATTTTTTAGCGTAACAATCGCCGTCAAAGCAAACATCTTCAAGGGAGTTAAAATCATCAAACAAACCCGGCGTGGTATTGTGCGTCCTGTTTTTGCACTTTTCACACTTCTTGTCAGCAATATGCTCAAGGGTGTGCTTTTGTACCGAATGAATGAAGCCGCTGATATCCCACTGGTTGGGTTTTTTGTTCTCATACTTTTTCAGAAATTTCTCTTGATCCTCGGCGGGAAGGCTGGCGATCAGGGCCGCCCCGGAGATATTTATTTTCCCGTCGCGGAACATCATTTTTATTCCATCAATAAGTTTTGTCAGCCTTATGCGGTGGTTTATGCCGGACACGGAACGCGCGTAATACTTTGCGATTTCTTCTACGGTTTTTCCCTCGTCTATCTGAAGCTTAAAAGTTTCCGCTTCATCGAGGGGATGCATCTCGTCCCTGTTTACGTTTTCCGCAAGGGCTATGGCCGCTTCATCGGCCTTGTCATCGTAAACAGTCGCGTCAATGTTTTTCCATTTAAGCGATTTTACCGCCTCATACCTGCGGCGCCCCGCGATGATGCGGTAGTACCCCTTCTTCTCTTTGCTTTCCTTGACCGCTATAGGCTGAATAAGCCCATGCTGGTCAATGCTTTGGGCAAGGGTTTCAATGTTGCCCACGCCCCCATACTTCCGGTCGGTACTGTACAAGATTTTCCCGACCGGGATTTTAATAGTTACCGATTCCATTTCGATGCCTCCTTCATAAAATAAACCCCGCCCAAAAGGGCCGGATTGATACCTAAAATAATTCCCCTATCCAAAATATTCCCTATAAGATTTTTTTACATTTTTTTGATTTACATTGACGTATGCCATAGTGGTATCTATCCTTACATGGCCTAAAAGGTGTTGTATTTGCTCTATTGGCATTCCCAGTTCAGCGGCCTGCGTTGCCATGGTACGGCGGAATTTGTGCGGGTGTACTTTTTCAATACCGATTTTTTTCCCCACTTCGCGCAATATCGTTTCAATGCTGCCTTTTTGAAGGCGTCTAGGAGGTTTGTATAAACGGGGACTTTTTCCTGTCTCTATAAATTTTAGAAAATTATCTAAAGTCCCTTTATTTACTCCAAGCAACCTTGATATTTTACTTTTGTTAATTGCATTAGACGAAACACACCGTGTTGTTTTTAATAACCGCTCTATTTCTTTTTCCCTGCCTTTTAATATCATTACAGGCATCCTATGAGTGGAAACAAATAAAGCGGGATTGCTGTCTTTTCTGCTGTTAAGATATTCTTTTAAGTTTTGGCTTGTCAGTTCATTAAAATAAACAACCCGTTCTTTATTGCCTTTGCCGAATACTACACATTCGCGCTCGGTAAAATTTATATCTGACCTGTTAAGCCTTACCAGTTCTGAAATTCTTACACCTGTTGAAAACAAAAAATTAATTATCGCCTTATCGCGGATTTTATTACAATTTTCTCGCAAAGCGTCAATGTCCTTTTCTGATAATGTCTTTTTTATTATCTTGTCAGTTTTTATATTATGTATGCGTCTTACAGGGCTTTTGGAAATATAATTTTCATTCTCCAGCCAGCCAAAATAACTTGAAAAAACACGGCGCATATTATTCAGGGTAACTTTGCTAGGTGATTTTCTTTTGTGATATGTAGCCAGCCAATTACGCAAATCTTCCGTGGTTATTTCTTGAGAAGATTTTTTTATATCTTCATTCATATAGCCCAAAACTAATTTGTAGTATTTGAGTGTTTCCTTAGATAGGCCTTCTAATTGTTTGGCTGATAAAAACATTGCAATATAATCAGGCATTTTTAACCACCCTAATACATTTCGTTCTTATAGCCGTCCCGCTTTCCTTGAATTCGCCCTCGGAAAAATCTTTAACTGTCGCATTATTCCTATCCAGAAATTCCCTAAAATCTTGCGACAATTTATCATTACAATAAAACGGTGAGGGGCTTAATATGGAAACAAGAATCCCTTTTGGTTTAAGAAGTTCCCAAGCCTTTAGGATATGTTTTACATCTTGCTTTTTTGAAAAAGGCGGGTTCATTACAATCCTGTCATATTTGTTTTTTGTTTCCCACAATAAAAAATCTTGCCCTATAATACACAGGCTATATTTATCTTTGAGGTAACGATTATTAGACTCGTCTAATTCAATAACAGTAAGGCTTTTCGGGGAGTATGTTTTCATTACTTCCGCTATATTCCCGGTCCCGGCAGACGGCTCTAAGCAATCGCATTGATTATCAATGTTAGCCATCTCGCAAATTTCTTCCGCTATTTTTTTCGGAGTAGGGAAGAATTGGAATTCTTTTTTCCTGTCTAAAACCTGCCCTGTCAACAGTATTTGATCTATCGCGTCCGCGGGGTCATCTTCAAACACATGGCCGCCCTGCTTTCTGTTCCACTTGCCGCCGATTTGCGACAGAACCATATTTACTTTCTCGTACAGTTTCCGCTCTAATCTTTCGGGCGGTAGGTATAAAACCTTGTCCTCAATTTTTGAATTGGTTAAAATTGTCAATATGTTCTGATCGATGTTCATGTTTTCGCTCCTTTTTGGTTTAATGTTTTCAACATTCTTTTCTGTATGTTTAACCGCATAAGAATTCAAATCTAATTGGCCCAATCGCAGGTTAATTTCTTTTTCCAGTTCATGCCCTTTTTCAAACATCTCATTAAGTTCTCTTGTAAGGCGATTTATTTTATCTGGAAATTGCTCATTATCTTTTCCGCGTTGGTCTAACATATACTGTCCTCCGCGGCGATTGTTTCAACAAAATTATTTAATTCATAATCAATAAAATCATCTTCTAATCTTCCGTGTTTTCGATAAGAAAAATAAAAACTTTTTGGGGTGATAATAACATGGTCTAATACATGGATGCCCAGGATTTTTCCAGTCATACATAGGCGGTTTGTTATTTCGTCATCTTCTGAAGAGGGGTAGGGCTTTCCGCTGGGGTGGTTATGGACAAAGGCGACCGCACAGCAATAGTCTTTTATGGCCGGGTAGAAACATTCCCTGGGGTGTACTATGGTTCTGTTCAATAAACCTTTCGTAATGTGATGTAGTTTCAATACGGTATGGTTGCCGTCCAATGTAATGACAAGGAAGTTTTCCTGTCGGCGATTTTGCCATCTATAGGCTACGGCGGCAATGTCTTCCGGCTGTCGTATCTGTATTTCCTGCTTCGTTATCATTCCATAACCTTCCAGTAGTTGCCGCCCAGGGAACCCCGGGCGGCGGTAGGCATTACTTCGATGTTGCCGGGGCTGGGGCCTGGGCAGGGGCGGCGATGGGCTCTTTCTTTATTTTGGCAAGCAGAATCTGCTCCCTTTTGACTTTGCCCAAGTTACAGAAAATTGAGCAGAACGTATTAAGCTCCGCAACCGTAGCGGCGGCGTTGTCAGGGATAAGTACCTCAACACGCTCTACCATGCTGTTGACAATAAAATTGTCTTTCGGGAAAACGGCTTTGAGAGAGGCCTTGACCTGCCTTGCAATCCGTTCACTGTTGAACCCTTTTTCCTTCTTCTCTTTCTTCGTCTCTTTTGTTACTGCCATGATAAAATCTCCTTCTTCATGGTTTGTTTTTTAAGAATTCATACGAATTCTTTTTATAATTAAAATCCCAGGATATATTCCCGTGACCTTAATACCCCCTTTCCCAATCGGAAACTTCCGCAACCAGAGCTTTAGCGCATCTTATATTCCATTCATACGGACCGCTGTAATGCGATATAATCTTTTCGTACATTTTGTCCTGGTTGTATTCGCCGTCCAGATACCTTTCAATGAATGGCCAAACATCGGGATCATTTTCTAGCTGTGCGATTTTTTCTCTTAAAATGTTTCTGTCAAGCCCGTTATCAAACCTGAAAGGATTTTTCACAAGGGGATCGCCGTGTTCGCGCATAGGGTTTTTTGAGCCAATCCTTGTACCGCCAAAACAGCCTGAATTTCTGTAAGGTACATAAGTCCCAATATGGCCGTTATTGTCATAAAACATATAAACCGTTGCTCCGGCCTCTACCTGTGCTTCCATCGCTATATCCCTGTAAGCCGTAAGCATGAACGCGCAAAAGTATTCAAAAGAAACTTCTACTGTTTTTTCAAAAACAGCGCCCTGAATTGGATCATCGCTATTGCGCATATTGTCCAAAACGTACTGAACCGCCTTCTCTCTCATTTTTTCGCTCCTTTAGCTTTCGCCGGTTGCACCGGAATTGGCAGGTGTTCAAAAACCATCTTTCTCCCGGGTATTTTTTTTATTTCTTCTTTCCGTTTCAACAGCTCCGTCATAGAAGAAAAGTTCTCAACACAACGCGTCATTTTTTTATTGTTCTTATCGTAGTAGAACAATTCGTAAGGCTTAAAAAAATTCATGCTGTTGCCTTCTTGTCTTTTTCATCCAAAAGGAATTGATACATAGGCCCGCCATAATCTTTTATGCCGCTATACCTGCCAGCATCTCTGCCTATGTTGAGCGCGGCCATGGCTATGTCATCAAAAAGACTAATGACATCAACTTTCCGGATTTTTTTATTTTCCAGTAAGACTCTCATGTGTCCCAAAAAACAGCAGAAATCTTCTGTATTGCGTGAGAAAGCCTTCATTAAAAAATCAGCCCTCTGGCTTTTTTCATATTCCCCAGGGCGCGGCATGGCCAAAAGTTTGTCGCTGACCGCTTTTAATTCGTCATAAGTCATTTCTTTCATGCTGCGATCTCCCCATCTTCGTCATCGTCATCATCATCGGGTTCTTCAATGTCGATTTTTTCAAGATCCAAGTACCCGTTGGACATATCGTAGTAAGACGACATCATCACCTTCGTAGTCGTCACATTGATCAAGCGCGTTTTTTTGCCCGTTATAAAGATGATGTCCTGTTTGTTACACGCCATAAGAAAAGCCCAGCGGCCATATCCCCTGGGCTTTTTTCCGTGCGAAAATTCGTACTCGGTGGTGTCTACATCTACGGATTTTTTCAATGACGCAATTTTTACCCCGTTCTTGTAAAGGGCTTTCCCGTCATTCACGTACACGGCTTTGAAAAGTTTTTCTTTTCCCTTCTTCATAAAAATCTCCTTCGGCTTTTCGCCATTCGGTTCCCGGTGTTTCCGGTCGCCGTTTTTTATATGTTCCAATGCTGGAACATAAGAACATATTACCAAATCCCTATATACTCGTCAAGTTCCTTTTGCGAATTTTTTATTTTTTTTCTGTAAAATGTTCCAATGTTGAAACTATGGGTCATTATGACACAGTAAAATGGGTCAAAATGACACACTTTTATATAGTTCCGCTGTTGCCACATATTGCTATTTACTACTTGATCCTTAATGCTTATTTGATTTATAATTATGGGCATGGAAGGAATTACAGTATTGGAGATGGCCCAGGCGCTGGGAGTATCATCCGACGCAATCAAAAGAAGGTTGCAGCGCAAGGGTATAAAACCGTTTCGGTATATCGGCTCCGCCGGTATATATAAAAATGACGCTTTGGCAGTTATAAAAGATGGCGGCAAAAGAGGGCGGCCAACCCCGGAAAAAACAAAAAAGCCGCCAAAGAAAAGTCCTAAAAAAAACTGAAAAAGCGGCAGCTTTTTTTTACGGCAAATAACAAAATTTCTAAACCTAAACCAAAATAAAGGGCAATCATGGCAATCTTGCGATCCTACCTTGATATTACGGCCTTCTATAAATTTATCTCTCTCTTCGCATTTATTTGACAGATCGTCTCTCTGTCCAGGCAAACGCCGCCAATAATGTGTTATCATTTTAATTTTCATTCCGCGCCTACTCGATGACCATAAATGAATTGTCTTCCACATGATCCGGATAACAGTAGGACGTTTGTTTTTGATCCCTTGTTTCAGTATCTGGCGCAGATACAATTATGTGCGGGGGAATGACGGTGTATCCGGCATCTTCGAGAATCCGTATAGCGTCATCAATTACGATCTTTTCCATAAAACTTTTTTACTCCTTTTTGTACGGGGTATTTTGCCTGGACTTCTCCCCATTGCCTGATGAATTCTTTCCTGTCTATCAGCCCGCTTTTGTAGAGGCCGATAATGTATGAAAAGCCTATGTACCTTTGCACGCCTTTCATGGCTTCCAGCGATTGCACGTTCTTCCATTGCCTGATAAATTCTTCTCTTCCTATCCGCCCATTCCTGTAGGCTTCCGTAACCAACCAATAAAGGCTGTAATTCATAATTTTTCCTCCATAGTTTTTGATGTGCGGCTGAGGGGCCGGGCTTTGTAGCAGTCAGACCCCTCCGCCTTGTTAAATCCTGTCCACTCCCTAATCACCTCCATCTGTTTTATTTCCTTCCGGCCGCGCCGGGGGATTCCTTGTGCCTGCGCAGAAAATCATCGAGATCCGCGCTGTCGAAACGCTTGCCGTATTTGAGCCGGAAACAAGGGAAGGGCAGCGTCCCCGATGACAGATGGTCATAAATCCATGTCTTTCCGGCGCCGATATAATCAGCGGCCTCGGTAGCGGTGAGCAGCTTCCCCCGAACCGGCTTTTCTTGTTCCGTGACCGTTTCGCTTTTTCCCATATGACCCTCCAATAAAAAAGCGATTTATCGGGCTCGCCCCAGCACGGACTCACCCGATAAATCGCTCTCTCGTTCCCCCGGTGCTGCGGGGCTTAGTCGGATATTTCCGACCTATGTGTATTCTAATCGGATATATCTCTATTTGTCAACAAAAAAAGAGAAATTTCCGATAATAATTTTATGTGTGTTTCAGGGGAAAAAATTGTCTCCAGGATAGACAAGATATTAGAAGATAATGCTCGTCTTAGCCGGGCTGATGCCTGCCGGTATGCCAAAATCAATGTAAGGGCTATGACTGATTGGGCTAAAAAAGGGACCATTCCTGCAGCTGATACACTTTATTTGGTTGCTGAATTTCTAGGCTCAACTGTCGAATTTCTTATAACCGGTAAAGATAGAGAGGGGTTCTCCCAAAATGAACGTGATCTTGTATTTGATTACAGGAGTCTTTCAAATGATAATAAACGAAGTGTAAGAGCACTTATTGATTCAATGCTTCCAGTTGAGGGGGAAAAAGGGAAAGGGAAGGGAAAAGCAGCAGGGCAGTAGAATTTGAGTATTTTAGAAATGAGGGTGAGGATTTGGCTTTTAATCCAGAATCGACAAATAAAGCTGGCTTTCGGACAGTTATCCCATTTTTAACCCCATTTTAGTTCCTTATTTTCAGTGTTTTTTACCCTTATGAATAATATCTGAGTAGTTTCTGTGCCGGTTTATTACGGCCTGGAAGTCATCAAGAATGATTTCTCCCCTGTTTTCCGGCTCTATCCCCATTAGGAGGTATTCGACGGTAGTACCCAGGGCCTGGGCAATCGCAAGGGCTTCATCAGCCCTGGGAAGGTTGCCTGCCCGCTGGAGCGAGTAGTAAGAAGCCTGGTTCAAACCTACGGAAAATATAAATTCTTGCAAGGAGAGTTTTTTTGTTTTCTTTGCCAACTGCTTAACCCGTATATAAAAATCCATATATTCTAAATTTCGTCATAAATCGATTCCCTGAATTGTCCAAACAAATAAAAGACGCTTGATTTTATTATTTGAATAGATTATTATTCCTATGCCGCCCCTGCGCATGGTTCTACCACAAAAGCTCCGTGTGTGCGTATAGTTCTCCCAAAGCTCTATACGGGGGCGGCTATTTTTTTATTGACTGCGGCATTATACTTTAATAAAGGGGGAGTTATGACTTATGAAGAATTTGAAAAAGCAGTTAAAGCTTTAGGTCAAAAAATAGGCTTTGCAAACAAGCCGTGCTTCGTTGCCGTTCATAAAATGTTATCAGAAGGGGAAAGTGTAAAAGGGGCTGGAAGCTGCATAGATATGCAGGGCGATGGGGCGATTATTATAACTGAACGTAACTTTTATGCTTCAAAGAAAATAAGTTTAATATCTTTCGATAATACGGTTATCCCCCTAGAAAAAATAACCTCTTTTTCATCCTCTGGAATAGTACCAACACTGATGATTACCGAAGGAACCCTTGCCCATACATATACCACAGTCAATAATATTGACAAAATACTCGCTGCAATTAAGGACGGAAAATCTGTTCCGCCGCCTAAAGAAACCCCTGCTAAGCAACAAGACGCTACTGATGAATTAAGAAAATACAAATCCTTGTTAGATGATGGGGTAATAACACAAGAAGACTTTGACGCAAAAAAGAAACAATTATTAAACTTATAGAAACAAATAGCCTATCTATAGGCTATACCCAAAATGGGGATAGCCTACCCCAAAAAGCGGATAGCCTATCTATAGCCTATCAAGAAAATGGCATAGGCTATACCCAAAATACTGTGCAAAACGCTCACGACTCTGACTCTGACTCTGACTCTGACTCTGATCTAGACTCTGACTTGAATATTTATCATTTTTCTTCAAAAAATGATAAAATGACCAATACCCTTAAAAACAGCCCGTAGAGCGGTTTTTTACGGTTTCTCGTGTATAAACCTTTTTAGGGTTTGCGCCCCGTAGACGTACCTACAGGTAGCTTCTGGGGCAAATTCTAAAGGGGTCTCTAATACGTTTTTTAAGGCTGAAAATTGCGGTTCGCCAGAACCGCTGGAATCATTAACATTGTCATTCACATTTACATTATCATTTACATTATCATTAAGCATCTCGGATGGATTGTTATAATTGTAGTTAATTGTTTTAGTTGTTTTGAATTGTTATTTGTTTTTATCATATAAAAATATATTGACTTTCTAACTGTCTTATTCCATACTGACATAAATACCAAATATGGGAGGGGTTTTATGATTAATTTTAGAATAGAATTCGATAAAAGCGAACATAGCGAACTCATGGAAAAACTTGAAAAACTTGCCAGTCCTGCCGAAATAAATAAACGCATAAACAGCGCGGCAAAACGGACGGCTGATGCGGCAAGGACAGAAACAGTGAGGCAACTTTCAGCAGAATATACATTGCCGGTTTCTGAGCTGAGAGGGACAATATTTACAGGGTATTTAGGTAAATTCGGTAGCGATGAAGTTGGCGCGGTTATGAAAATAAAAGACAGTCCTCGTCCGCTATATGAATTTAATACAACGCCTAGAAAAACAATGCCGCCCGCAAAGGGGCCAGTACGTACACAGGTGAAGAAAGGCGGCGAGGGTTCCGAATTATCACATGCTTTTGTTGCGAAAATGCCAAACGGTCATGTCGGTGTTTATGAGAGGAGAGGTAAAAAGAGTTTGCCGATAGATCAGCTTTTCGGGCCCAGTACCCCCAGCATGTTTGACGCGAATGCGGAAGTCAATGAGGCGGTGATGAAAATGGCCGCAGAAACTTTTGAAAAAAGGATAATGCACGAATTAGGAAGGTTGATAGATGGGGATTAATAATTCAGCGTTTCCCCCGGAGTTCCTTTTTCAGCCTTTCCGCGCCCCTCTCAAAACGCCGTAATTCCTCTTTGTCATAAAGCCTGGTTGTATATAGTATCTCCCCGGCTTCCAGGGCTTCCCCGGCCTGGACGGTGATTTTCTCCAGATAAGCCCGCGTTTGGGGGTCCAGCCTACTATTGGGCTGGATGGAGAAATTTTGGAAGGTGAAGAAGCAGAACTTATCGAGATTTTCAGGGAACTTAATACAGAGGGGAAAAAAGATATATTAAGCTATGCCAATAAAATTCTTGAATTACAAATACTGAGAGGGGGAAAAGTGGAAACTAACCCAATCCACTGCAAAGACCTCGCATAATACGCCCACACCCGGTCGTATGGGGAGGCTGACAGGATAGATTGTGGTATAGAAAGGGCTACCGGGTAACCGTTCCCTTTCCGGAAGGATTAATTAGGACTGTTTACAACCATGTAAATTCTTGGTATGCTTGTTTATTAGAAATACCGAAGGAGAGAAAAGAGCCATGGCGCGAAAGATGACACGACAGAGGGCGCGAAACAGGATTCGAGCTGAAAGATCGTCTGCGGTTAAAAATTCGAAACGGTATAAAATCAATATAGAAGCAGACCCTCTCGCGCTGTATTTCAAGCAGATATCAAGTTTTCCCCATAAAAAGGAAATGGTCAAATCCAGTCTTCTTAAGGAAATGAGCAAATCCAATCCCCGTATAGTGGTTTCTATCGCGAAAAATTACCAGAACCGCGGGGTTTCGCTTCCTGACCTGATCAATGAAGGCAATATCGCTCTGATTAAAGCGGTTGAAAATTTCGATTATACCAGTACTAGAGGCGGCCATTTTTTTTCCTATTGCGCATGGTATATCAGGCAGGCCATAATAAAAAGTATAGTGGACAAGCGACGCAAAATCCGCAACCCCGTCCGTATGTTTAATGGTAATGAAAGCTTAGTTGGCTATGTTAAAAATCGAGGCTTGTATATAGGAGTTGCATCCCTTCGGGAATGCGCGTTTGCACCGTTAATAGCGCCAAAACATGATTTAGTTAATGACGGTGTTGAAGTCATCTTTGAGGAATATTATGGCATGTGGTATAATGAGACCAAGTATTTGTCATCGCCTAAAATGTTTGAAAATAAACACTACAGGGACATTATTTCACTAGGCGGAAATGCCGTGCCATGTATAATCAAAAAATTAAAAGAAGAACCCGCGCATCTATTTGAAGCCTTAGTTGAAATAACGGGCCAGGATCCGGTTCCTGAAAGCCATTGGGGCGATATTGAACAGATGGCGTCAGACTGGGTAAAATGGTGGGAAGATAAAAAGAATGCTGGATAAAAAAGATTTTCCCAAACACGATGGCAATAATTGCAGGAAAACAAGTGACAGGGATCTCAGATATAATTGCATAGCATGGGCATATGGTGAAAACAGCAAATGGTTTTGGCCTGCGGAAAGGTCTTACTGGCCTGTAAATGTTACACGCGAAAATACCATTGAAGCGTTTATGGAACTATTTTCTTCTATCAGTTACCGCATTTGCGATAACCAGTTATTTGAGCCTGGGTATGAAAAAGTCGCAATTTACGTATTGAATGGTGAACCTACACATGCCGCAAGGCAATTAACAACGGGAAAATGGACAAGCAAGATAGGCCAAAATATCGATATAGAACATGATTCCCCGGAAGTGCTGGACGGCCCTCTATATGGCAGCGCGTCAATATTTATGAAAAGAAAAATCGACTTGTGAAAATTATCGCGGCCCATTCCCTGAAATAAAACCTAATCACACAAGACCAGAACAATAGCAAAAAGCCGGACAGGTGCCGAAAACCCAATAAACCCAAAAAACCCACTGGGTTTTCATTACACCACACCTTATTTTTTTTCTGTAACAAATGGGAATGTTTTCAACTGTTTTCATAAATATTCTAATGATTTTTTTGAGTTTTGCGCAAATGTTAGGTTTTTGAAAAACCCAAATAACCCAGTGGGTTTTTTAAAAACCCAACAAAACCCAAAAAACCCGATAGTGGTAGTGGTAGTGGTGGTGGTAGTGGTTATGATCTTGATCTTGATAGTGGTGGTGGTAGTAACCGCCACCGCCCTCAAAAAAATAAATAATCCCAGCCAAGTTTTAAAATGGCTTAAAACGTACCTGTAGGTAGAAATACGGGGCTTAAAACAAAAATAGGTAGTTACACCCCAAAGAGGGTCAGAAACGATTAGAAGCCCTTTTTTACAGGGTATTGGGCGGCTCTTCAAAAAGTCAACCCGCTTATAAAAAGACGCTTGATTTTTTTATTTGAACAGATTATTATTCCTATGCCGCCCCCGTGCGCATGGTTCTACCACAAAAGCTCCGTGTGTGCATGGTTCTCCCAAGTACCATAATGGGGCGGCTATTTTTTTATAAAATACGGCGTTATACTTTACCAAAGGGGTATGGATGCGTACCGTTAAAATCATAGTTGCGATTGTATTATTTTTAATCAGCCTGTTTTCCCTAATAGCCGCGATTGCCTCTTTCTCCGACAAAAGTATAGGGATCGGCGCCGGTGTCGTTTTTATCATCGCAGCCGGGTTATTGGCTTTGCTCGGAATAAGGCTTGTTAAAAAGCCTTCTGTAAACTTTGAAAAACCAATAATCATAAAACAGCCGGAGACTGGCAAAAAGACGTTTCGGGAAAAGATGGCCGAAATAAATAAAAATATGGAAGAGAAAAAAAGGCAGGCCGCCGAACAGCAGGAACGCCAGAGACGGGAATTTGAAGACGGCATAGGGAACACCGTTTTTATCGAATACGAGGACGCGAACGGAAACTTTACGGACAGGGCTATAGAAATCAAGAACGTGTATGAAAAGAACGGCCAATTATACATATACGGCTATTGCTTTATGAAGGACGCGAACAGGACATTTTTAGTGGACCGCATTTTAAGCATGAAGGACAAAAGCGGCGGCAAAAAAATCAAGGACATAGGGGTATTTTTAAGCCGGTTCTCAAAAGCCCCGCCAGCCGATGTTTCAGGGGAAAACCTCGCGGCCCAGGCCCTGGAATAAAAAATCGTGCATTTATCGTGTAATTATCGCGGACGTATTGACACGATTCGGAAAATATGGAAAGATTTGATCCCAAGCTAATTCCTTATCTAATAAGGCAATTGCTTGTGCTACAAAGAATTACGGATAGGGGGATGTGTAGATTTGCAAGCTGGATGTCAGGGGTCCGAGTCCCCTTATCTCCAGCGGAAAGATATTTGACATAAAAGCGGCTGAGTAAGCCGCCGAGAGGGAAGGGCGAAAGCCGGAGCCGCGAGAGCGGGTTCGGCGGAACAACAA